ATGAGCGAGGCGCAAACGTCGACCCCGCGCGAAGGCGACCGCCACCCCAACCCGCTTCACACGTGGTGCGAGCGATGCAACGACTGGATAAGCGGATCGCACTACCACTGCGCCAACTGTGGCAAGCCGTCCAGCATGTTCGGCCACCACGACGGGAAGGAGTGGTACTGCCCGCCGGACCCGAAACCCCTGCCCTCTGTCAAGCCCAGTCGCGATTGCCCGCGGGGCTGCCGAAACGCCGAGGACTGCAAGGCGTCGATCGCCATTCCGTGCCCGCTGGGCCGCTATGAGGTGGACGAGAGCGGTCGTTTCCAGCCTTGCGGACATCTGGAGCGTTCCCGCTGCGGTGGCTGCGGGGTGTGCACCGTCTGCGACGGCTGCTACTGCGGGGAGGACTGGTGACGATGAACCCGCACGCGGACCTGATCGCCTACCTCGACGCCTCCGACCTCGGGCCGGTCTCCTCGGTCGAGTTCCGGATCGAGATCGACGCCCACCAGATCACCCTCGCCGACTCCGGCCATCAGGGCGCGACCGCCCGCAGGTGGGTCGACTTCATGGACGCCGTCGACGCGACCGCGGGCCGCCGCCGCGCCTCCGACAAGGGTGTGCGCCTGAACCTGTGCGGGTTCCTGCCCGAGCACGGCCCACGCATCATCGTCGCGATCCCGTTCACCAACCCGCGGCAGGTCGCGCTCATCGACGACCGGATCGAGCGGCAGCACCTCGAAGACCTGACCGCGCGGCTCGCCGAACTCGACGCCGTGGCCATCACGGACGCCATAACCAGCAAGGAGAACTGATGAACGACCTGAACATCACCGTCAACGTCCTCGCCGAGGACCGCCGCATCGTCGCCATCGAGACCCATGGCGCCTACAAGCCGCTCGCCCACTGCGGCAGCGCCGAGCAGGCTGAGATCGTCCGGGCCGCCCTCGCCGCACTGGCCGAACGCAGCCCCGACGTCTTGCGGGACGTCCTCTTCTCCTCGCCGCGCGTCGCCGTGGTTCCCAGTTCGCCGCTGGTGATGATGCCGCCCGACCCGGATCACGTCGCGAATTGGCTCGAAGCTCTCATCGAAAGCGCGCGTGAGCAGCCCGCCGAGGTGGAGCGCACTTGGACCGGCGAGCTCACGCTCACCGTCGGCGGCCGGACGTTCATCGTCACCGTTCGTGAGGACGATCGCGAATGAAGATCCGCATCGAGGGCACTCCGGCCGAGATCGAGGCCGTGCTGCACGAACTGCCCAGCATCGTCGAGATCCGCGAGGTGTCCCGCTTCTACCCGAACCGCGGATCCGCGTCGGTCGGCCGCCGGTACGTCACCATCGTCGCGCCCGTCGCCGAGGAGGTGACCCGGTGAACCCGCCGCCCCGTGCACGCGACGCCGCCCACTTTGCGACCGGCCTCGTCATCCTCGCCGCCGGGATCGCCCTGACCGTGCCGTCCCGCATCAAGCGCGCGGGCTTCCACCACCAGCTGGCCGACCGCCGCGCGGCCCGAGACGCGGCGGCGAAACCCAACCCAGAAAGCGAGGAGAAGTAGTGTCTGCCGGTTTACGCGTCGGTCCCGGCGGCGGGCGACTCTCGCTCAACGTTCGAGGGTCGCTTGGGGAGCCTCGCGCCGGGTTCGCGGTTGTACCAGCGCATGAAGTCGCGCAGGACCACGGACCTGTCCTTCGCCCCTGCTGCTTCGACAGACGCGCCGAACGTCTCCCACAGATCCTCGTCTGCACGGAAGGTCTGCCGCGCTGTTCCCCTGCTCACGGTTGGTTTCACGGGTCCCATCGCGGGTCGGCCGACGACGTTGTAGAGCGGATTCTCTTCGAGGATTGCCCGTGCTTCAGCTTCCTCGACATCCTCTCGGCGATCGAAGTGCTCAAGCGAGATGTTGGCGATCTGGGTCCACCACGGCTTGTTTGCTTTGTGGTCGTGGAACCGGGTGACCGGGTCCATCGTGATGCCGACGTACAGCAGCTGCTGGAACTGGTCGTACAGGCGGTAGAGGACTTGCGGATTGTCGGTCATCCGGTCACACGTCTCCATCTTCATCGGTCAGCAGGTGCTCGTAGCGGCGGATGTAGTCCTTCACGAAGTCCCTCAACACCTCGGAGAAGTTGTCTTCGCGCTTCTCTGCGATCCGCTGGGCCTTCCTCAGCATTGAGGGCCGGATGCGGAACTTGAAGGGCTCCATGTTCTCTGCCATGCGTGGAGTGTACCCCGATTCGGGTCCACATTCGTGCCCACATGCCACTTGTGATCTTTTAATCGCGGGGGTACATTTGTGGGTACAAGTAATGGTTCCAGCCAGGGAGGACCAGATGACCACCACCTTCGTCACCGTGACCGGCAGCCGCTGGGTCCGCGGCGTCGAGGAGACCGTGACCGGCTTCCCGATCCGTCAGGGCCTGACCACCAGCGCCATTGCGTTCGTCACCCTTCTCACCGAGTCCGGTGCCGTTGTCTCCGACGTGCAGGTCAACCCGGCCGTCCTGGACGGTGTGCGGGTCAAGCCGCTGTTCAACCGGACCCGGGACGAGTTCCTGTGGAAGATCGCCGACAGCGGCGCCTTCGGCGCTGGTACTCGCGCCTTGGCAGAGCTGACCATGCGGGCCCGCCGCGACGAGGAGCAGGCCGAGCAGGAGCGCAGCTACCGCATCGAGCGGTCCCGCCGTGACGCGGCTCGACTGGTTGCTGTCTAAGACCCAAGGAAGCGAGGAGAAGTGAAGCACCACAACATCGAGGTCAGCGCCGCGCAGATCGCCGAGATGCGGGCGTGGATCGCCGACTGCCAGTGGGCCGACATTGACAACGCTGGCGAGCTCACCGACCGCGAGGTCATCGCGGGCATCGGCCGCCACTTCGACGGCGGCGTCGCCGGATTCCTCCAGACCACCACCTGACCAGGAAGCGAGGAGAAGTGACCAGATTCCAGCTGAGCGACGCGACCCTGCTTGACGAATTGGAAGGACACATCCGCGGCTTGGCGGTCCACGCCGAGAGGGCCGAGGACGAGACGCGTCTCGACGCCTACGTGGGCGTCCTCCACTTCCTGGCCGGAGCCACCAACGACAAGCGCGGCCTCAGGCCTGGCCAGCCGCTGGCCTCCCCGATGACCTGCACCCACAAGGGAACCGTTCGCAAGCACCCGGATCCCACATGGCACCGCGCCGGCTACGGCAGGTGCACCGTCTGCAAGGTCAGAGTGCCGATCCGCTGACCACCAAGTAAAGAAGGCGGCCCCCGGCGGTGCGCGAACACCAACCGAGGGCCTTGATCGACTAGCAAGGAGTCGACCCATGCAAAACCGTACTGTTGCCCCGCCGACAACATCGCCCGCCAGTCCGTCCGAAACCGAACTGTTGCCCGGACTGGTTGCGCTCGGCCGGCTCATCTACACCCGGCCCGGAATCGACGCCACACCCGCCCAGGTCGCCACATGGCGCCGCGCAGCACGAAAGGCGGTGGCGTGATGGGCTTCTTCTCCAAGACACCCGCCAAGTCGACCGACAAGGCCAAGAAGCAGAAGGCGACCGCCGCGCCGTCGCGCAACCCGTTCGGGACCAAGGTCATCGCGAGCGTCCAACCCAAGCCGGGCCGGTGCATCAACCCGCGCTGCCGTCGCCCGCTCAAGCCGACCGACAAGCGGCTCGGCTACTGCGCTCACCGCCGCGACTGCGTCGCATACGCCAGCCTCGCCATGGTCCTCGCCGAGACCCCGCAGCCCGCCGAGGACGGAGAAGCCTGATGTCCCGCGACGACCTCCAGGCCCGCAGCCTGCCCCAGCTGGTGGTGATGCTCGCGGCGTTGCTCGTGATCGTGGCGATCCGCCTCATCCGCGACCCGCTCACCGCGACGGTCCGCGGCCTGGAGGCCGTCGCCCGCGGCGTCGACACCGCCGCCACCTGGCTCCTCATGCCAATCCCGACACCACCGCCCCGGAAGGAGGGGACAAGTGTCCACCCCTGAGCCCCGCCCCACACCGGACCCCGCACAGGTGCAGGAGCACGGCGGCGGCCAGATCACCACCCGCCCCACACCCACGCGCATCGACCTCGCCGCCAGGTGGGTCCGCTACCACCGCGCCGAACTGGCCGGCGTCGCCGGGCCCGCCGTGCTCGCCGCGACCGTGTCGCCGTGGTGGGCGATCGGCTCGGGGGTGGCCGCGCTGCTGTGGGCCGTGCACGAACACCGCGCCCGCCGCGGAGACAACGAGGAGCAGAGCTGATGAGCGCCCCGATGGTCGAACTCGACGCCATCATCGAGCGTGTACGCCAGGTGATCGAGGACGCCGAGAGGGAAGGTCGCCCGCGGCCCGGCCGGCCGACGATCACCGAGCTGACCGGCCTCAGCGACCACTACGTGAAGAAGGCGCTGGCGGAGTTGGCGAAGGACGAATCTCCAGGCGACACCAGCGAGTCTCCAGCCGAGCCGAACGGCGGTCCGGACACCGAGGAGATGCCCGCGGTCGACCGCGACGAACCGGCCGAGCTTGAACCCGCTGGCGAACCGCTGGAGACGGCTGATCTCCAGGACAACCCCGCTGGAGATCCAACGCCGCCAGCCGGTCTCCAGCGCGTGTCTGCGGTACCTCGGCGGTCGCGGTGGGCCCGGCTCGCCTTCCTGCCCTGGCCGTTGCTCGTCATCGGCTCCGGTGCGGCGGTCGCCGTGTGGTCCGGGTGGGTCGGGCTCGGGCAACTGTGCGGGTTCGGGGTGATCACTCCGTTGCCCGGCATCGTCGATGACCTGCGGATCAACACTGCTGTCGTCCTGCCATTGAGCGTCGAGGCGTATGCGGCGTACGCGTTGCAGTGCTGGCTCGGCGCGCACCGGTATTCGGAGCGAACTGTCCGGTTCGCGCGCTGGTCGGCGATCTCCAGCCTGGCGATCGGCGCTGGAGCACAGGTCGCCTACCACCTCATGGAGGCCGCCGGCATGACCCGCGCGCCGTGGCAGATCACGATGCTCGTGGCTTGCGTGCCCGTGGTGGTGCTCGGGCTGGCGAGCGCGCTGGCGAAGCTGGTGACGGCCGATCGCCAGCGGATCTCCAGCGCTGGAGAGGAGCAGTGATGGACGAGCAGCAGGAGACCTCGCTCGCCGAGGTTCGGCACCTGCCGGTGCGGCGCCCAGACTCCAGCCCCACCCCGCTGGACACCGAGGTGGTCCAGGCCGAACTCGTCTCGGACGAGGACTGGGACGAGATCCAGCGTCGCAAGCAGGCCATCCGCTACGAGGGGTACAGGCAGACCCCGATCGTGCTGTACCGGGCGGCGCGCACCGTGGCCACCCATGACCGGACGAAAACCGCTGGTCGCGCCCTGGTTCGGCACACCTGCTATACGGCGGCCGGTGTCGGCGTGGTCGTCAAGCGGTGGCGGGATGCGCACGGTGCGAACCGCTACGAGCGGCAGATGCGTGCCGCCGAGGCCGCCGGCGACCAGGAAGCCCTCCGCTACTGGCAGGAAGCCGACGTGGCGGAGAAGCAGCGGCGCCACGACCGGGTCATGGACTGGGTACGGTCGCCGAAAGAGCTGGTCAAAGCCGTCGCGATCGGCCTGGCAGCCGTGACCGGCCTACTGCTCGGAATCGGGATGATCCTCGCGGTCGCCGACGGCAACGCCCGTGAAGTGATCGGGCCGATCGTCGGCGTCCTCAACGCGATCCGCTGGACCGCATGGTTCCTCACCGCCTACGGCATCTTCCTCGCCACCGGGACGACTGCGGCCATCCTCATCTACCTGCACGAACAGGGCCGCAAGCACACCGAGCCGCCATCGTGGACCGCGCCGCGGCAGGCAGGTGAGGGCGACGTAATGGACCAACTGCCGGACGAGGGCACGATCCTCAACGCGCTCAAGAACCTCAACATCCGGGGCTTCAACCAGGCGTTGAAGGAGGGCTGGCGGATCAAGTTCCTGATGCCACCGGTCATTGACGGTAAGGGCTGGCGCACCCAACTCGCCCTGCCGCCGGCCTGCCCGGTCGAAGAGATCGTGAAGCGTAAGACGACGCTGGCGCACAACCTGGTGCGCTATCCGATCGAGGTGTGGCCGACAGAGCCACAACCTGCGGTTTTGGACCTGTGGGTCGCGAAGCCTGGTGCACTGTCTGGTCCGGTGGACCCGTGGCCGCTGCTGGAAGACCTGGACAACGTCACCGTCGACTACTTCGAGGGTGTGCCGGTTGGCGTCACGATCAAGGGCGACGTGGTGCGCGGCAGGCTGTTCGAGGCGAACTACGTCATGGGCGGCGTGATGGGTTCGGGCAAGTCGACGATGGCCATCACGCTGGTGCTGGGCGCGATGCTGGACCCGCTGGTCGATATCGACGTCGTGGTGATGGCAGAGAACGCCGACTGGGAGCCGATGGAGCCGCGGTTGCGGTCCCTGACCGCCGGCCCCGGCGACGACACGGTCGACGTGTGCATGGGCATCCTCGCCGAGCTGTACGACGATCTCTCGGTTCGCGGCCAGGCGCTGCGCGAACACGACAAGAGGGCGGTGACCAGGGAACTTGCCGAGAAGGACGAGCGCCTGCGCCCCCGCATCGTCGTCGTGGACGAGTGCCAGAACCTGTTCATGGGCAAGCACAGCACCACCGCGCTCGAGGCCGCGTCGAAGCTGATCAGCACGGCCCGGAAGTACGCCATCACCTTGATGTTCCTGACGCCGGAGCCGTCGAAGGACGCGCTACCGCGCAAGATCATCACGGTCGCGAGCAACAAGGCGTGCTACGCCATCGGCGACCAAATGGGTAACGACGCCGTGCTGGGCACCGGTTCGTACAAGGCCGGCATCTCGGCAGTGGGCCTGGTGCCCAAGACCGACGAGGGCCCGGGTGATGTTGGCACCGCCATGACCAGGGGTTTCATGGCCAAGCCGGGCCTGCTCAGGACCTTCTACGTGCCGCAAGAGGACGCACATCGCGTCACCGACCGGGCGATGGAGCTGCGCCAGCAGCGCAACATCACCAGCGCGCCGCGGGCGGAGGGCGAGAAGCGGGACCTGCTCGAGGACGTGGCCGAGGTGCTGGGCAAGGGCGATCCGATCCCGGCGGCCGAGGTGGCCGGCGCGCTCAAGACCCGGTGGCCGCGCCAGTACCGGGCGTTGACCGGGAAGCAGTTGGTGGCGCGGCTGGATCGGGCGTACGGCGTGAAGGTGCCGTCGACTGGTAATCGCTGGCCCATCGATCCTGTCACTGTGCGTGAACGTTTGGCGGAGTTAGCGACGCTCGACCTCGACGAGGAATAGCCGGTCCTGGCCGAGATCGGCGGGGCGCTCGGGTCGAGCATCACTCGGCTAACTCGCTAACTTTGCGCAGGTCAGCGGATCGGTTACGGGGGCGCCAGGCGGCGAGTGAAAAACCTAACTCGCCCGCAAGGACCTAACTCGAAAAAGTAACTCACAGATAGTGATCAAGATAGGAGAACATGATGGCTAAAAGCGGATGGACCAAGCCGAGGCTCCCGCGCGGGGTGGTCAACACCTTTGCCAATCAGCCGGGACACAAGCACACCAAGGACAGCGGCACGCAGATCAACGCGACCACCGTCCGCTGGCAGTGCCGGTGCGAAGCCACCATCGACGAAATCGACGCGCCGCCGCGCCGCCGCTGAACCGGGGCTACTGATGTCCAAGCAGCTGACGCACACGGGCAAGACCTCGTGGTGGAACGGCACCTTCACGTCGGACTGCGGGCAGACCGTGCCGACGAAACAGACCAGCAACCGGTGGTGGTCGAGCGTCCCCACATGCCCGGCGTGTCTGGCGAAGTACACGGCGCGGAAGACGGGTGGCCAGCGGTGAAGTGCGTCCACGGGCAAAAGCCGGGACAAGTCGTGACCTACAGCTGGCGGGCTCCCACCTCCATCACCCGGCTCGTCGCGAAGCACCGGCAGACGTGCCCGAGCGCCGACCCGTTCTGGCACCAGGGCCTCATCTTCAAGAGCGTCTGCTGCGCCACCTGCGGCGGCAAGATCTATTGAGAGGACAGGACCATGACCACCGACATCACCGGCGCGCACCTCACCGCCGATCTCGTGCTGCTGGCCAGGAAGGCGAGCGTTCTGCACGTCCTGCTCATCCAGCGTGACGAGGAAAGCGACGCCTTCCCCGGCTGGTGGGCGTTTCCCGGCGGCTATCTCGACGAAGACGAAACCTTCGAGCAGGCCGCGCGGCGCGAATTCCGCGAGGAAACTGGACTGGACAGCCCGCACCTTCTGCGGCAGGTCGGCATCTACGACGACCCCGGACGTGACCCGCGTGGCCGAGTCATCTCCGTCGCGTACAGCGCCCTCCTGGACGACATGCCCGAGCCGAGCCACGGGGATGACGCCCGGGACGCCCGCTGGTGGCCGGTCGTCAACGTGCCAAAGCTGGCATTCGACCACAAGAAGATCCTGGGCCACGTGCTCCAGGACGTTCTCCGGCACGACTAACACACCACGAGAGGAGTCAATGATGAAGAAGTTTGACGAGGCTGTGCGCTACAACGCGGCAGACGAGGAATCCACCGCCACCGCCCTCCGCGACAAGGCGGAAATGTTGGAGAGCATTGGAGACCACAAGCAGGCCAGCGTCTACCGCAACGCGGCAGCCAAGGCAGAAAACCGCGCGGGAGTGTGGCGCAACCTGCTCAGGTAACCACGTGCCGCCGAACACGGCCCGCTGGCTGGTGGGCCGTTTTCGGTCTTCTCACCCACCGCACGATCTCACTAGCCTGGTCTGCACCACACGCGAATGGGGACGCACATGGACATCGACCACGACCGCCTCAACCACACCGCCCACAACCCCCGCGGCGTCGACCGCGCCGGACTCGCGAACTTCGCCGCGGTGCTCGCCGCCACGCGCAGCCTCGAAGACGAGATCGGAGTCGATCCCGTCTACGGGGCCACCCAGCGGTACCTCGCCCTCGCCGAAACCATCGCCGACGAAGCCCGCGGCGACATCCAGCGCGACGCCATCGACCTCGCCGGCCAATGGGCCCAGTACACCGGCTGGCTGCACATCGCCGCCGGGCACTTCAACGAGGCCGCCAAGTGCTTCGCCTGGTCGCTGGAGTGGGCCGATGATGCTGAGGACGACGACCTTGCCGCCACCGTGTGGTCTTGGCGCGGACACCTCGCGTGGGTCCTCGGCCACACCGGTCGCGTGATCAGCCTGTCCCGCCGGGCACAGCGATACCGCGACATCTATGCAGGTGAGCGCGCCTATGACTGCCTGCAGGAAGCCCGCGGCCACGCGGTCGCGGGCAGCGCGTACATGGTGGATCGGCTGGTGGACGAGAGCCACGAACTTGCCGAGCAGGCACTGCTCGAACTCGAGGCCGCGCCGCCGTGGCACTACTACCGGTCGCCCGAGTTCTGGGACCTGGAGCGCGGCCGGGCGCTGTCCCGCCTGCCGGCCCGCGCCGAGCAGGCCGTCACCTATCTTGAGGCTGGGCTCGCCGCGCTGCCCGAGAGCCAGCGCGACACCGACTGGATCACGGACTATCGGCGCGATCTGGAGCACGCGCAAGCCCTCTGCGGGTAGACAGCCCAGCCACAAAGCCCCCGGCCCTGGTCGGGGGCTATTTCTTTGCCGCCACGTAGGTGCCGCGAGCTGGCACCACGTACACCACGCCGTCGTCGACCAGCACTTTTATCGCGCGCCGCACCGTCGTACGGGCCAGGCCGTACTCCTGTACGAGCTGCGTCTCCGAGGCGATCGGCCGGTCCGGCTTCCAGTCCCCGCGGTCGATGCGGGCACGCAGGATCTCGGCCAGCTGCCGGTACGGCGTCACCGGACCATCCGGGTCGATCTCGGCATCGGGGTCCACCGATCGGACGCTATTTGCGCACCGTCGTAGCACGATATCGCGCTACGTCTAGACACGTAGCGACACGTAGCGATACAAGGAGATACAAGCAGCGGCGGAAGGGGCGACCGTGACCGGAACCGATCTCGTGTTGAGCGTGCCGGGCAACCGCGCACCCGTCGCCGTACCCCAGGTTCACACCAAGCGTGTACAGCCTGGTCTACGGCGGATCACCATCCACGTCCCCGAACCAGTCGCCCTCTACGCCGAGCACCACGCCCGCGCCACCGGCCACAGCATCGAGCAGGTGCTTACCGAACTGATCGCGGACGGACTCGACGCGCGGCTCGTCGACCGCCACCCCGGCACCACCCACGCCTGCCCCGACGGGCGCCCACACCAGCGCGGCACCATCAACACCCGACACTGCATGAGATGCCGAGTGTTCATGCCCTGACCGACAAAGCGGCCCCCGTCCCGGCGAACCGGGCGGGGCCGCTTCATGTCGACGAGCTGTCTGGACCATTGCGTAACATCCGGCAGCGGGACTCCGACCCACAATCTGTGACCGTCTCTCGCAGACTCATCGTCATCGTCGCGGCCGCTGTCGTCGTTCTCGCCGGCGCCGCAACCGCCGTGATAATCGCCCTCAAGCCCAGCGAACCCGACACGTTCACCGTCCAGGGCGCGCTTTCCTGCCCCGGCCGGCTCGTGTGCAGCGGCTACACGGACATCGTGCCGGGCGCACAGGTCGAGGTGCTGAACCAAGCCAACAAGGTGCTCGCGGTCGGCCAGTTGCGGCTGGCCAACGACGGTCGGCGCACCGGGAACGGCGGCCTGGACGTCCCCGACTACACCTTCACCATCCCCGGCGTGCCTCGCGGCGAGCACCTGTACGGCGTGCACGTCGGCAACGCCAACAGGGGCATCATCTGGGAGCCAGAGGATCAGGCCGTTAACAGCGGTTTTGTGCTGACGCTCGGCTCCTGAGCACAGAGAAAAGCCCCCGCGGTCAACCCGTCGGAAACGGGGACCGCGGGGGCTTTCGGCCGCCGGGCGACGAGCGGCCGTCTGGTGGATCTGTCAGGCGCTGGCGGGAGGAGTCGGCGGTGGCGCTGGAGTGACCGGTGCTGGTGGTGGCGCGATCGTGCGGGGTGTGTGCTTCGCCAGCCAGCCGGCCACGAACGCGAGGCCACCGGTCACCACAGTGTCGATCAGAGCCTGCACCCACTCCGGAACCGCGCCACGAAACACGTAGGCGCCGAGCAGGGACAGGACCAGACCGGTGACCGCGGCGGCCGTGCTGGCAGCCTTCACCTTGGCCTCAACCTTGTCGATGAGTCGGCCTTCGATGACCTGCAGCTCGTGCTTGAAGTCCATGGTTCCTCTCAGTTGTCGAAGTTGGTGGCGGGCTGGAAGACGCTGCGCACCAGCCACATGAAGCCAGTCTCGATCTCGGTGCGCGCAATCGCGGCCATGCGCTTGTCGGTGGACGGGCGCCGCTGGACTTCCTTCCACAACTCCGCGACCTGCGACTCCAGCGTCTTGATCTGGTTGACCAGGTCGATGTCGTCCTGGGTCTGCGCGTGGTAGCCCTGCACCGTTCCCGGCGTCTGGGGGTCGATTTGGTCGGACATCTGCTGTCCTCTCACTTCGGGATCTGGGGGAAGGAGTAGCCGAGCCGGGCGCCTGGGGTCAGGTTCTTGTATCGGATGGCGAGGCCTTCGGCGCCGTCCGGGAACTGGAAGAACACGCGCGTGTTCTCCTTCAGGACGCCCACCGTCGCGGCGGACTGGGATTTGAAGGGCACCACCTGGCCGCCCTTGAGGCAGATCACCTCGTAGTTGCTGTCGCCGAACGTCGCGAGCAGCGACACCCAGCCCTGGGCGATGACGCTGCTGCTGGTGCCGACTTCGAACGGGAGTGCCACGTTGTCGAAGTCGGCGGCGTAGGGCAGCGAGAACGGGATCACGGACATGGGGTCGATCTCCTTCAAGAAGGTGTTGATGTGGTTGTGCTGGCCCCAGTCGTCGCGGAGCACATCGGACACGTCGCAGTCGACACCGCCCACGCGCACGGTGCCGACACCCTGATAGAGGTGCCGCCCGGGGAACAGGCGCACCGGCGTGCCGGACCAGGCGCGGCACTGCCAGAACCACGACGCGACACCATCACCGGCGGCCCTGGCGCACACATCGTGCTCGCCGTAAACACCGGTCAGGCCGCGGCCGAGGACACTGCCCGCACCGGCGAGGTAGGCCGCCATCACGTCGAACTGCGCGGCGGTCACCACGTCACGGTCGACGGCCATATAGATCGGCCGGGAAGCCGGGAAGCCCACGGCGTTCGCGTGGTTGCGGGCCCGCTGCGCAGAGCTCTGCCCACCCGCGTAGCCGTTGAGCCAATCGCCGTTGAAGTCCTCGTACACCAGCGCCATGCCGATGCCGTGGCGGCTGAAGTCGGCGAGTTCCGCGGCGGTGGTGCACTTCCTCCGGCCCGGGAAACCGATGTAGCGGACCGCGCCGATGTGCCCGGCCGCAGCGATCGCGCCCGCTCCGGGGAATCCGTCGCTGTAGTCCAGAACTGTCGCCATGCTGGGTCCTCACCTCCCCTTTCCCAAGGTCACCACGGGGGCGACCGTGCACGTGTACGTCGGCGCAGACGGATCGAAGTTGCTGGAGCGCGTACAGGTCTCCGTGCTGCCGTCCGGGTAGGTGGCTGTCCAGCCGGATGGCGGCTGACCGGGCGCCCCGCTCGCGCCGGCCGGACCCGGCGGACCAGGCGGCCCTTGGGGGCCCTGAGGGCCAGCAGGCCCGGCGGGACCTTGCGCACCGGACGGGCCGGCCGGACCGGTGGCACCGTCTTTGCCGTCTCGGCCGCTCGCACCCGGTGCTCCGCTCGGGCCTGCTGGACCGGGTGGCCCGGCCACGCCAACCGGGCCTGGCGGTCCCTGCGGACCTGGTGCGCCGGCGGCACCAGCTGCACCCGGCTCACCTTGTGGTCCCTGCGGGCCCGGCACCGGCGGTTCGACCACCGGCGTGCCGCCCAGCGACCGCACCTGCTGCGCGAGTTGCTGGGCCTGCGATGCGGTCGTGTTGCCGTCGGCCCGTAGCTGCGCGATCTGCTGATGCTGTCCCCACCACAGCACCGCCAACCCGATGATGCCGAGCACGAGCAGCGCCCCAGCGACGTAAATGAGCCGGTGCGAGCGACTGTCCCGTGCGGAGCGGGCAGCCGGCTGCACGATGGCGCGTTCGATCGGGTCAGTCACCGGTCATCACCCCGCTTGCGGCGCAGTTCGGCAATGAGCTCGTCGATCGCGTCGGCGAGCTCGTCATCGTCGTCGTCCGGCGATTCGAGGAATTTCTGGACCGCGCCGCGTGCGGCGATCTCGCGTTCGCGTGGCGAGCCGCGGAGAAGCGCCCAGGTCGTGACGAACGCGCCGGATAAGGCGGTGATGATCGCCGCAAGGCCCGTGAGCAGGCTGGCCAAGTCACTCACGTTCACCTCGGATCCGGCGTAGACGGAAGATCATGGGTCCTCACATGAGAAAGCCCCAACCACGGCGGTCGGGGCTGGACGGGGTCGAGAAAGAGGGCGCGTGTCAGGCTTGGACGGAGACGTAGCCGGACACCGTGGGCCACAGCGAGGTGATCGCTGCGTCAAGGTCCGCGTCGTCGCATTCGGTGTCGAGCTGGCTGTACCCGGCGAGCAGCCAGGCGTACACGGTGACGTAGTGGTCGGGGTTCCCGATGATCGAGTTCGACAGCCCGATGAAGTAGGCCTTCTGGTTGGGGTCGGTGAAGGTGTCGGCCCCGACGCGGACGCAGGCGGCGAGCAGGGCGGCACGCACCCGGTCCTGGAAACCGGCGTTCTGCGCGGTGGTGGCTGCGGCGGCGTAGGCCGATGCGGGAGTGGTCATATCACCTTGGTCCTAACCAGTAGAGGGAGAACTCTGTGGGGACGGTGAAGCTGGTGGCGTTGAGGGTGCAGGTCGTCGATGCCCAGTGACCCCAGTAGATGAGGTCGCCCGCGTTCAGCACCCGGCCACGCCACGCGTGCGGGGTTACGCCGTCGCTGCCCGCGTTTGAGCTGTTGCGCGGGTCGCGTGTGATCGAGTTGTTCGGGTTGGGGGCGCCCAGTGCTGCGAACGCGACACAGGTTGCGTTCACTGGCACGCCGCTAAACAGGCCGGTCACCGACACCAGGTACCGGGCGGTCTTCTGGATGCGGACAAAGGAGTTGGGGTTTGCGCTTGTGCCGCCCGCTGTGAACAGCCCGTCCGGGTCTTCACCGACAACCCAGTTGCCCTGTGCCCACATGTCGATGCCCGCGGACATTGGCACGTTGACGTTCAACTTGATCCGGCATACCGGCAGAAGCGTCGGAACTGGTCCACGGCGGGTCAGCTCCGCGACCTGGCGTTGCAGACGCGCGACCTCCGCCGCCAGATCCGGTGGTGTGCGGGGGCGGCCGTCCGGGATCGCTGGGTAGGTCACGTCACCTCCCCCAGTACCTGGAGTGTGAGCGCCGCGGTCCACAGGTCAGCGCCGGAACCGATGCCGATGACGCGCTGCCCGTACTGGCCGTCGTTCTCGGTTGGATGGCCATGCAGGGTGAACACGGCGGTGTCGCCGGGCAGTACCTGGTCGATCGACGGTGAGCCGGTGCGCAGGCCGCTGGCGGAGCGGCCATCCACACGCACCACGGCGGCCGCGGTCTCGATGGGGTACTGGTTGGTGGTCGTGTCCTGTACCGCGTAGCTCTGCAGCACCGAGCCGTCCGTCTCGGACACGTGCGAGGTGTCGATCGTTTGCAGCCACGGCCACCCGGCGAAACCCCACGGCGGCGTGACGGATACCGAGTCCGCCCACGCCAGGCTGCCGCCGCTCGAGTTGCGCGAGTCCTGCCCTTTGCTGATGGTCCGGAACGTCATATCCGCGCCGTCACGGCTCGGCACGTAGGTTTGGGCGGCTTTGCCGTAGTCCCAGGCGTGCGGGAACCCCAACTGGCCGAGCCGCGGCGCCCCAATGCGCATCCGCCACGTGAACGCGGACTCGCTGGCATCAGTGAACTCCGGGCTGAACTCAAGCTCGGGGCCGCCGTCCATCTGCGTGATCTCGGTCAGCCGCTGCCCCGTGTAGGCGAAGTCCGTGGCGAAGTAGGTGATCGTCGCGGTGCCGGCGGTGACATCGGGCAGCACGATCGGCAACCAGAACTGCGGGTAGGTGTTACCGACCGTGGCCATCTCGACGAGTCGTCGCGCCACAGAGCCCCACGAGAGATTTTGGTTAGCGGGGTCGGGCGAGGTGGGACCGAACGCCATATCGGCGGCCGGGCTAGTGATGTCACCGCCTGCGGAGATCAAGCCGGGAGTGCTGTAGACCAGGCGTTTGCGGGACAGGAAGTCCCACAGCGTCATGATGCCCAGCTCTGCGGTGCTCAGATCGTCAGAGGGTGTGGTCTTGACCAGCATGCCGGCTTGCAAGATCTGGTGGCCGTAGCACCACAGCACCGTCCACCGGTACGGCTCCCGCAGGTACTGCAGCGTGTCGGCCTCTAGGCGGGGCCACAGCGGGATCGTGGCCCGCAGCGTGCCGGAGATGTTGATGCCTCGCGACCATTGGGGCACCCCGGTCCATGGCAGGTCGGCCACTACCTGCCCGGTGGTGGTGTTGGCGATCGCGAGCCGGAACTGGGGTAGGCGGGGCGGGCGGGGCCGCGTCGTGCGGGACACGACGGCCGGCGGCGCGGTGCTGGTCGGCGTGGTGGGGCTGCCGTCGCCGAGCAGCACGGCAACGACACGGGAGAACCCGGGGACGGCCTGGTGCGCGGTCGGTGCGTCGCCTGCACCGACCCAGGTTTTGAAGGCGACGATGTTGTTGGTGTCAGCCAGCTGGAACGTCCAGCCGGCGCTGTCGCCGGGTTCGCCGGTGTTGTCGACCACGGCATAACCCCAGTACAGCTCGCCGGGGCCGGCCGGTGTCAACGCCGGGAACGGCACCTCGGTCGAGTCGGCGTTGAGCTGCAGGGTGGCGGTGTCGAGTGTCCAGCTGGCGGCCGGGCCGCGGCTGGAGCGGAACTGGCTGGCGACAGTCTCGACCCAGATGCCGCCGACGTTGCCGGAGAAGCCGAGTTGAACAGTGGCGGGCCCGGTTGATGTGGCCACGCCCAACCAGAGGTCGTAGAGGATCGGCACGTCGTCGATCACGGGCCCGTAGAGGCGGGTCCAGGTGCAGTTTCCGCCGGTGACCTGGGTGGATGAAATGTAGTCGGACAGCACGTCCACCGCGAGGATGATCGCGTTGCCGACGGCGGTCGGGGTGACGGTGAGGCTGGACAGGCCGCTGCCGGAGGCGGAGACGAGGGAGCCGACCGGGATGATAGCCACGCAGGCCTCCCGTCAGGCCGGGATGATGGTGTAGGTGATCTTGTTGCGGACGTCGCCGCGCCAAGTGATCTGGCCGTTCCCTGGCCCGATCGGGTCGACCTTGAGCCGCGCGGTGACCGACCCGGTGTAGACCGTGCCGCCCACGGGCATGAGGTAGATGTTTTCGGGGCCTGGACCAGCCACAACGATCGCGGACGCGAACGGCCCGTTGTTGACGTTGATGTAGAACGACCCGTTGATGTTGTTGGTGAACGTCATGCCCCGTAGGTGCGCGGCGCCGGTGAGCCGGTACGGGAAGCCGGGATCGGGAATCGTCGTGGTCACGATCGACGTGGAGTTGCCCACCGTGCCGTACACCAGCGACGCCGAGTCCGGGGTGCCGGGGAACGTGTCGGTCACGACGAACGACATGGTGCCGCGCCACTGGGTGCCGTCCCAGTAATCGACCAGCGCCGGCAGCGACCCGGCGGCGGCCCGGAACCGGAGTTCGCCGCGGACTTTGCCGGGATCGGAGACCGCGTCGCCAGCGAGCAGGACCCGCACCGCGCCCCACAACCCCGACGACCTACGCACGTCGGTGATGCGCGCGGCGGTGATCGTCGAGTTGTTCGCGGGCCGGAGCACTTGGGCGAGCGCGACCGCGCCGTCCGGCAGCGCGGTGGGCGCCGTGGGGCTGGCCGCCGGGGTTCCCTGCAGGACATCGAGCACGGGCCCGGTGCCGGGGTCGGTGGCGATGCTGGCGATGTCGCGCACGTGCGCGTACACGACGTCGATCCTGGGGTTGGACACGTCCGCGTTGGGTGGGGTGACGGTGAGCGCGGTCTCCGTCCATCCGATGTAGGGGCCTTGGCCGGCGCGTTCGCACACGAAGGGTCCGGGTCGAACCAGCGCGGTGTTGTCGGGGGTGGCCTGGGCTTCCACGCGCAGCGAGGTGACCCCGTTGGTGTCGTAGTCGTGGGGCAGGACCCCATTACGCACCGCGAGCGGGTCGGTCTTCACGTCCGGCACCAGCAACGACGCGAGCAGACCCTTGCGGAAATCGCGGCCGTTGTTGCGGCCGGTGGAGCCGTCCGCTTCGGTCAACGGCAGCGCGTCGGTCATCGCGACGGCGGTCATGCGTAACTCACTCTCCACTGCACGGTCATGGTGGCCTGCGCGTTCTCGATGCCCTCGCAGGTGAATCGCACGGCGAGTTGTTCGCCGGCCAGCGCGGTGAACCACTGGGCACGCCGCAGCCGGGGACGCCGGTTGGCGCCGTTGAGCTGCACCGACCCGGTTCCGGTGTTGATTTCCAGCGTGTCGGTGGGCGACAGGTCACCCTGGTAGGTGATCCACGAATCCGACGTCGACACCGACGGGTTGGAACACGGCCCGGTGATCGTGATCAGCAGGTCCGCCTCGGCGGTGCCGTCGAGGTTGTCGACCACGACGGTGCCGGTGTCGGATGGCTGTCCCCACGACAGGCCAGTGGTTCCGGCTGGGCCGTTCCACTCCGTTCCGGTCGGGTTCAAGCGCAGGGTGGCGTCGTCGACATACCAGATCTGCCCCGCGGCCGGGGTGCCCGACAGGGTCGGCACCATCCGCGCCTGCGTCGCTCCCACTGGCGCGGCGGCAACCACATCCACTTGGGTCCAGGTCCCCGCCGGCACCGACTGTGCGCTGGCTGAGGTAGACAGCAGCGTGCCCGCCGAGTTGTACCAGGCGATCGAGGGCGAGTAGTTGCTGGTCACCGCGTTGGTGACCCACACCCAGGTGCGAGCCCGGTAGGTTTTCCCGGCCGTGACCGGCACCAGCTCCGATTGGATCGCCGCCGTTGCGGCGGACCCGGTCGGGGTGATCTGCGCCGAGTAGGTGCCGGCGTGCGCCCGCGCCCCCGACCACGCGAGCGTGCCCACGGTCGCGGCCCACGGGTCCGTGCCCGTCTCGAACGTGGCGTTGCTGTTCAGGATCGGCACGGTGCCGTTCCAGGCGACCCCGCCCGCGCCGGGCTGCGCCATCAACGTCGTGGCCGCCTGCAGCTGTGTGTCGACCAGCCGCGGCTCCGGCGCTGTGAACTGCATCGAATAGTCGCACCAGGTGGTGCCGGTCATGGTCATCGTCGGTTTGTCCGAGCGCCGCACCCACGCCATGAGCGTGCCGAGCTCGTCGGCGACGGTCATCTGCCCCATCGACCCGTCGGCCAGGCACGCCGCGAGTCGGCGCATCGCGCGCTCTCGCTCAAGGTTGTCGGGCGCTCGCAGCGTGCCGGCCACGACGATGACCCGCTTGTCCGGGTAGGCGGGCCCGTCGTAGGCGCCTGCTCCCTGCGGCCGGTCGGTGAAGTTGGTGCGCATCGGGACGCCGTCGCGCCAGCCGGAGAGTTTCTGGTGCCACCAGGTCACGCCGTAGTCGTCCACGGCGGGCTGGCCCATCACCAACCCACCGACGGTCACCGTCGTGGTCAACCCAGCCCCCTGAACGCCTCGGCCGCCCGTCGCGAGGACGCCGCGGCCAGTTCTTCCGGCGACCAGCGGTTGCCGTTGAACGACTGGTGGATGTGCACGCCGCCGGCGGCCTGGACTTCGGCACGCAACGCCTGGAGCTCGGCGAGTAGCTGGTCTTCCTGCTGTGAGGTGCGCACATTCTCTGGCGATCTGGTGCCGTTGTAGACCGCCGTCCAGCCGGGATCGAGCAGGCCACCGTTGTCGTAGCCGCCCGGCCTGTTCAACGCCGCTAGCGACCCGTACCGGTGGATCGCATAGTTCAATCCGGCGAAGACGTTGGACAGCGGGTTGACGCTCACCCCGTACATGTACGGGCCAACGTCCGGGCCCTTGTATGCCGCGTAGGTGCCGCGGATGACCTGCATGAGGCCAACGGACGGGTGCCCGGCCTTCCAGTTGCTGTCCCAGCGGTTTACTGCATTCGGATTACCGCCCGACTCCTGGTTCATACGGCGTTCGACCGTGCCCAACCATCCCGGAGCCTGGCCCAGCATCGACAGGGCTTGGAGGATCACACCGGCCCACTGGGCGACCCCGGCGCTCGGGGTGTAGCCGACCATTCCGCCCACGTCGCCAGCCGGGTCATATTTCGGCAGGTCCGGCATGGTCGGGAAACCCATGACCCGGCGTGCGTTGTTCGTCGCCAGGTAGGCCGCGCCGAGCGACGCGCCCGTGTAGACGCTGTTCGCGGCCTGCTCGATCAGGCCACCCGAGGCGTACCCGGGCATCGCCGCGCCGTCCCCGCCGCGCGGTAGCTGCTTGGCGCGGACGGCTTCCATGAACCCGACGCCGTAGTAGTCGACCGCGTCCGCCGGCTGCATGAACTCGCCCGCCGACGCCATGATCGGAACCACGTCGTCCCGCGGACCGCCCGGGCCTGCAATCTGGCCACCCGTGGCGTAGCCGGTGCCACCGACGGTCTTCTGCTGGTTGCGGGAGTCCATGGCGTATCCGCCGGTGGACAGCACACCCTTGAGCCAGGAGTCGAAGTTGTTGCGGTCGACCTGGGTGATCGCGGTGACGCTGTACTGGAAGTCTTTCGGGATCAAGCCCAACTGCTTGAGGTAGTCGGCCGCGCGGTCGCGGGAGATCCCGAACGCGGAGGCCACGTCGTCGATCGCCGTGCGGTATTGCTGCTGGATCGGCAGGCCGCTCTTGGTGATCGTGTCCCACAGCGACAGGACCATGCCCAGGTTGCGCTGCCCGGCGGCGGTGTGCAGGTCCAGCGACCGCGACGCCGCGTCCTGCGCGTCTCGCAGGTTCTGCTGCGCCACGCGGAGCTGGTCGGCGGCCCGCTGCTCCTGGTACTGCGCGTCCGTCACCTGCTGGTGCGCATGCTGCAGCGCCAGAGACGCCTGCTGGACGCCGTATTGGGCATCCTCAACCTGCTGGTGGGCTTTCACGAGCGCGGCAGCGCTGGAAGCCACCTGATCCTGGGCGTTCCGCAACGCGTTCTGCGCCGAGAGCACACCCGGCGCGCCGTCGACACCAGCCCGGTCGGCGTCGTTGACCTGCTTACGCAGCTTGTCGCCGCTGTTCAAGGTGTCGTTCAGGGCGTTTTGGGCACCGATCAGGCTCAGGGCTGCCTTGATCTGGGCTTCGTTCGTTGCCGTGACCTCTTGCGCGGCGATCGTCCGCGCGTTGTCCGCGGTCACACCCTGCTCCGCCGCGGCCTGCTCAGCGTCGAACAGTTGCACCCGGGCCTGCTGCTCAGACAGGACCTGGTCTTCGAGTTGCAGGTGGAGGTCCTTGAGGTCTTGGATGGCCTGCTCGCGGGCCTTGTTCAGGGCCTGCTGGGCCTGCAGTTCGGCCTGCTGTGCCCGCGTATAGGCCTGCTCCGCTGTCGCTACTCCGGTGTAGGCGTCCTGCAGCGAGCGTTGCGCCTGCGCGAGCGAGTGCGCGGCGTTCACTACACCTTGCTGTGCGTCGGCCACGGCGCGGGCCGCCTGCTCGACGCTGCGGTGGGCGTCCGCTACGGACTGCTCGGCCTGAACCACCTGGGCGTCGGCCTGCGTGAACTGCTGCGTCATCGAGGTCGCCGCCTGCGCCACCGCCAACTGCTGCTTGAGGAACGCCTCGCTGGTCGCCGCCACCGACGCGGACGCCGAGCCGGACGCCAGGATCACTGACTGGTAGCCCGAGGTGACGTTCGCCAAGCTGAGGCCGAGTAGGTTCGCGGTGCTGGAAGCGGATTCCTGGTATTGGCTGCTGTTGGCCAAGGCCGCCGCCGCCGAATTCTGTGCCGTGGTGGCGTCGGCAGCGGCGGCTGACGCGTCGCCGTATTCCCTCGTGAGGTTGTTGAGCGCGGTGAGGACACCCTGGGCGGCCTGCCCTGTGGCGTCGAACTGGCCGGTCCAGTCCAGATCGCCTGTGACCTCGTCGGCCACCAGGACCTTGTGGGCGTCGATGATCTGCTGGAGCCTGACGCGCAGTCCATCGAGCGCGGCCCCGCCCTTGGTGACCGCGTCCGCCACGTCCTGCTGAGACACCCCGAACTGAGCAGCTGCGCCGGTGACAGCCTTGAAATCTGGCTCCGCCCGTAGCGCATCCTGCGCGGCCTGGTCCATCGCCCCGTGTGAGCGTTCCAGGGCTGCCGTGAGGGAATCCATGTTGCCGGTGAGCTGCACAGCGTCCCCGCCGGTGTGAATGAACGCCGCACCAAGTGCGATCGCCCCGGCGGCGAGCCCGGCGACGATACCGATCGGGCCAGCCAGTGCCGACAGGCCGATGCCCATCTCCGTGCCGGCTGTGGCTGCTGCCGTGCCCGCTGCGGTGATCGCGCCCGCCGCCGCCGAGGATTCCGCCTCAACGCCCAGCATGGACGCCGTGTAGGCCGCGGCACGCGTCGCGCCGGCCTCGAAGTTCGCGGCCAGCGTGACCACACCGATCGCGAGGGCCTTCACCCCTGAGGTGACGAGGTCGGCGAGCTTGAACGCGGCCCACGTGGCCAGTGCGGCGCCCCCGACCGTGCCGAGCAGCGGCGCGATCGGCCCCAGGACAGTGGTGATGCCCTGGAGGATGTTGGCGACGACGCTGAGCGTGCCGGACAGCAGCGGCAGCGCGCCCTGGGCCAGTGCGGACGCGGCGGTGGTGACACCGTTGATCGCCGCATCGATCGTCCCGGCGTTCTGCGCCCACGCGCTCGCCGCGACCTCAATGACAGTGGTGGCCAGGCCAAGCACGGACTGCACGACATGGCCCAGCGAGGCCAGGTCGGTGCCGAGTTCGCTGGAGTGCTGGCCGAGGGACTCGAAAGTGTCCCCGGCAGCAGTGCCGAGGGTGCCCAGCAGCGAAGCCATGCCCTGCGCGACGGGCTGCGCGTTCCGCATCGCTGACGTCAAGCCCGGCACCACGTTCAGGGCGAGATCGTCCAGACCGCGGGTGAGGGTGACAATGTCGGGCCCGGCCGCCGCCATGGCCTGCTTCAGGTCGGGACCCACCCGCCGCACCGTGGCGTCGATCTGGTTCGCCGCGCCGACGATCTGGGGCACGATCTGGTTGGCGGCGTCGCGAGTTCCCAGGACGACGTCGGACCACAGCTGGCGCCAGCTGGCCTTGACCTGCTCGTTGCTTTTCTCCGCGAGCGCGGCAACGCCGACGAACCCGGCGCCGATACCAGCGAGGATCGCGCCACCGATGAACGGGGTGGCGGCGATGATGGCGGCGGCGATCAGCTTCCAGTGGGAGTTGAACCCGTCGATGCTGCGGGTCGCGCCGCTGGTGTCGGCTTGGACGTCGGCGCGCAAGGTGTGGCTGCCTTCGGTGGCGCGCCATTGGGCCATGCGGGCGCTGGCCAGTGACGTGTCGACGTTGACGTCCACACCCAGGGCGGTGGCCTCTTGGAGGCGCCGCCAGTCAGCCAGGGCGACCCCGGCCTGCGCGGTGCCCAGGTTGATGCCGATGGCCAGGTTGGTGGCTTCTTGCAGGCGCCGCCAGTCGGCGAACGCCACCCCAGCCCTGGCGGTGTCGAGGTCGATCCCGATGCCGAGAGGGTCCGAGTGGCTGGCGCGGAACTCGTTCAGGTGCCCGGACGCTGCTGCGGTGTCCAGGTCCAGGTCGACCGTGAAGTCCTCGTCGACGAACCGCTGTTTGTCGGCCCGCGCCTGGTCCAGGCCACGCTGGAACGGGGTGCGATTGAGGGTGAGGGTCGCTTCGATCGCGCCGGCGTCGAACGCCAAGGCCCTCACCCCCCGCCGTCAGTCGATGTGGAACCCGAGGGCACGGAGCTTGTCGTCCTCGGTCACGGGCTCGGCGGCCTCGCCGCCGCCGAGGTCGCGCTGGAGTTCGTCCAGGTACATGTCGGATTGCCACCAGGGCAGCGCGTCCCATTCCTCGACGGTGTAGCCGAGGTGTTTGCGGACGAGGTAGTAGGTCAGGCGCCCGGCAGCGCCGCGGGTGTACGCGTCGTACCGGGCTTCGCGCCTTCCGGGCGGGTCAGCTCCCCGAGCAGCCAGCCGAGGAACGCCTGCCGTGGCCGGTGGCCTGCCGCGTCGAGGTCTTCGCGGGTGGGATGGTTTTGGGTGACCTCGCAGATCGCGTCGGTGGACTCGTCGGTGACTGCGTCCATCTGCTCGGCCGTGAGGCCCTGCATGACGCGGGACAGTTCGACGGAGCTGGCGGTGTCGTCGATCTCGACCCCGGCGGCGCGGACGCTCAAGCGCAGCCGGGCCAGGAACTTGTTCACCGCCTTCGATGACGGCTCGGGCACGGTGCCTTTCACGCCGTTGCCGAAGTCGTAGTCGAGCGGGGCGGCGTGCTCGGACAGGACGAATCCCATCGGGTGTTCTCCTTACGGTGCAGGGGCTTGGTGGGTCAGAGGGCGGCCGCGTCCATGTTCTTGATCACGACGTCCGACGGGGCGCACAGCGCCGTGAGGCTGATCGCGTAGGTGCGCTGGTTGTTGGCCCTGCGGTACTGGGTCTTCGCGTTGCCCACGCTCTTGACCGGCTGAAGCAGGATGCGCCGCCAGAACCCGGCCTCGTTGACTCCCTCGAACCCGAACGCGAAGTTGTCCATCTCGTCGCTGATCGTCAGTACTGAGGTCCCGGGAACGCCGCTCGATGCGGCCGTGGACACGATCGTGCCGCCGCCGTAGGCCCACAGCATCGTCTCCAGCGTGTCCTGCGCCAGCTCGAAGTTGGCGGTGAAGTCCATCGACTTGGTTCGCTGGTCGACCGGTGTCATCTGCTCTTCGATGGTGATGTCCTGCGGTGTCCGCTTCACGTCGAACGACAGGCCGTCCATGGTCGCCCCTGGCGGCGTCCACAGGCCGCCCCATGGGGTGCCGAGCGGCACGATGTCCTCGGGCAGTGTCGCCGGACTCGCGGCGTTGTAGGGCTGCAGGTACATGGCGGCCTGGCCGACGAGGACCTTGGCGGGGTCGTAGGTGGGCACAAGGGTGGGCATGGCGTCCTCCGGGCATGAGAAAACCCCCGGCGGTCACCGGGGGGCTGGAGTGGCTGAGCTGGGGGTTACTGGATTTCGCGCAGGGCGATGCCGGAGCGCAGCGCGGCGGTCCGCACCTTTTCGGCCTCCGACGCCGGCACTTTCGTGCCCGCGGTGGTGATCGCGTGCTGGCCGACGCGGAACTCGCTGGTGAACGGTGGTGTCGCGAGGGTGACCGTCGACTCCTCGGCCGAGGCCGGGCTGGTGTCGACGGTGTCCGCGCTGGCCGGCTTGCTGTCGCCAGCGGTCGCGGTGTCCGGCGTGCTGTCGTCGGTCGTGGCCGTGGTCTTCGCGGTGCCCTTGCGGGGGGTGGTCATGGTGCCTCCAAGATGCGAGCGAGGTAGGTACAGACGAACTCGGTACGGCCACCGTCGTCAGGCTTCGCCGACAGTGGCGCGGGCCGGCCGCCGGAGCGGGTAACCCACACCAACTGGGTGGTGCCAACCAGCGTGGGGAAGGTGGCGCCGAGGATGCGGCGGTCCGCGTCCAACGCGATGTTCTCGGCGTCGTCGGGCTGGTTCTGCGCACCCCGTATCCGAACCTGGAAGCCGGGCGTGTCCGCCGCGCCTTCGAGGGCGAGCCCGACGCCGGGGATCGGGGTGACGACACAGATCCGGTCCGGCATGTCCGGGATGGTGCCGGTGCCGTTGATGATCGGCACCGGCACGCCCAGCCCGGTCAGCCACGACATCACCGTCTCGGTGGTCCACATCGGCTATTCCCCGTACTGCTCGGGGTGCAGGTGCCGGTGCCGGATACCGGTGCGGTGCTGCTCGCGCAGTTCGGCCTCGGTGAGGCGGCGCTGCACCGGCTCCCGGTCGTAGACGGTCTCGCCGCCGCTGGTCACGCTCGGGTGCCCGGATTCGCGGAGGTTGCCGAACTCGAGCGGTGCGTGCTGGCCGAGCTGGTCGGCGGCGAGGTTCTCCATGGCGTCGATCATCGGTTCCACCGGACCTGTCTCCAGGGTTCGGCGGGCGATGTCGTCGAGGTAGCCGCGGTACTCGGCGTGCAGCGGCTGCTCGAGGTACTTGGCTTGCCCGCCGCGCGGGTGGTTGAGCTGCAGTTCTTCATGCTGGTAGCGGGCGTAGACCGGGTAATACCTGGTCGACAACGACACTGCCGACCAGATTTGCATCACCTACCTTCGCCGCCAGTTCAGCAATACGGTCGTCGAACGCGTCCACTGGTCACTCCTAACCCGAAGTCGTCCAGCCCGAACAGATTGCCGATGTAGCGGTTGTGGGCCCGCATCGTCGCCGCGCCCTCCGACACGGGCGGCCCGGACGGGAGGTCCCGTTTCCCGGCCGCGAGCTTGTCCAGCATGTCCTTGGCGCGCTGGTAGCGCAGGAGTACCGGGTCCTGCTGGGTTTCGTAGTCCTTGCCTTGCCGGTACAGCAGGTCGGCGAGGTAGGCGGCGATGTCGCGCGTCAGGTCCGCCACCAGCTGCGGCACCGGGTCCGCGAACGGGGTGGTGTAGCGGACGGCGAGCGCGGCATCGACCTCGGCCTCGGCGGACGTGATGGCCGAGGCGATGTCCGCATCGCTGAGTTCGGCGGCCGTCCCGACCGGGTTGGTGGGGTCGCGGGCGAGGATGGCGCGCACCGCGGCGACCGTCACGTACACCGGTCAGTTCCCGTCCGGGTTGCCGCTGTCGGTCTTGGCCGCGGTCTTGCTGGTCGTCTTGGCCGCCGTCTTGCCGGTGTTCTTGGTGTCGCTGGTCTTGCTGTCCGGACTCTCCGACGGCTCGGACGACGTTTCCGTGGTGTCGCCGCCGGTGGCCTTCTCCGCCCAGCCGCTGGCGACCAGGCTGTCGCCGGCCGTCTGGTCGAGTTCGATGGTGTCGCCAGGCTCGTGAGCGATCAGCCCGACGAAGGTGCGCCGCTTGACGGTGTACTTGGGCATTGCTGCTCCCTACGGGTTGATGGTCGGTCAGGCGCCGGCGAGGTCGACGACGGCGACGGCGAGCGGCTGGTCCAGGCCCATCGCGGAGGCGCGCTGCACGTCGCTGCGCCAGCTCTTCTTCTCCTCGACCCGGTACACGGCGGACGCCTGCAACGGGATCTCGTCGGCGATGAACCCGCAGATCCCGCGCTGGGCGATGATCACCTTGTGCGGGTCGATCGAGTCGAGTTCCGGGGTGACCAGCACGTTGAGGCCCTGGATCTTGTACGGCAGTTTTCCGGTGTAGAGCAGGTTCTCGTCCGCGATGTTGCCCTGGTAGGGCTTCTGGAACGTGTCGTCGGACATGATGTCGAACGCGGCGTTCTGCCCGATGATCATCACATCGGCCTCGAAGCCGAAGCTCGCGCCCTGCGAGGTCTTCGCGGTGTTGACGGCCTTCTTGCCGGCGTTGATGTCCTTGCGGATGGTCGCGGAGGTCGAGTTCGTCCAGTCCGAGCCGCCCGCCACGACATTCCCCGCGCCCGACAGCAGCATGTTCAGGAACGCGTCGGCCCAGTTGCGGACCAGGGTGTTCTTGACCTGCTGCAACTGGCGGGTTACCGGGTCGACGACCTGCCGCCTGCGCATCCGGTCAGACACCATGATCCCGAGCGCGCGTTCCTGGGCGTAGGCGACCTTCGGCGCACCGACCGAGGTTTGCGCGATCGGGACCTCGGAGAACTCGCCCCGGATCACCGAATCGGTGTCGGCGTAGGGCGGGGTGGACTCGTTGTAGCGCACCGCGCCGGATTCGACCTCGCCGGCCGAGCGCAGCACGGCGTCGGCGATGAAGCCCTGCTTCATCATGTCGACGATCAGCGTCGGCAGCCGCAGCGGGTCTTTGACGAAGTCGTTGACTGTGACCTTCGGGCCGTCCGAGCTGGACACCACGGGGATCGTGGCCATGTGGGTTACTCCTCACGAGTGGTGGCCGTCGAGCACGGCCGGGGAAGGGAAAGAGCAGGGGGTTACTGGACGTCGATGCGGGCGCGACCCACGGCGCCGGAGGCGACACCCTTGGGTTCGGTGCAGCGGCCGATGATCAGGCGGAAGTCGGTGTCGGTGCCGCCCACAAACGGGGTGACCTGGCCGTTCGCGGCGGCCTTGAGCCGGTCGCCGTAGTTCGCCGCCGCGGCGTAGGTGACGCGCACGTCCACGTCGTCAGCGACCGAGGTGTACGGGTCCGGCCAGGCGGTGCTGATCGGGTTTGTGGGGGCCGATCCGGCGGGCTGGGCGTCGGTGAGCGCGACACCGAGCACGTTGGTGGCGCCCGCGCCGGCGGGCTTGACCTTGCCGGTGGTGCCGTCGGGAACGACGAGCTGGCCGCCGGTGACCGCGGCCGACACCTCGCAGGTGTCGGGCCCTTCCCACAACACAGGAACGATCGACATTTCTTCTCCAGACATGAGAAAACCCCCGGACACGTCGGGGGTTCGATGGATGGTTGCGGCGAAACGGGTGGTCAGACACCCAGCTGGGCGCGGGCCTGCCCGACCCAGGACCGGAGTTCGTCGGCCTTGGCCTTGTCCTGGTCGGTTTCCACGGCGCTTCCGAGCGGGCTGGACAGGTCCAGCAGCTTGATCTGCCGGCCGAACTCGGTGAGGACCTTCCGCATCACCGCGCCCGCGTCCACGCTGTCGCCGTTGGACAGCTCGATCACGTTCGAGCCGAGCAGCAGCGGCTTCGCCAGCTCGGTCACCGCCGGCGGAATGCCGTACTCCGAGGCCAGCTTGTCCCGCTCGGCCTCGTAGTTGCGCTGGTCGAGCTGCGCCTGGATGTTGGCGAGCTGCACCTGCAGTTCGGCGGTGCGGGCGTTGGCGAGCTCGACGGCGGCGCTGTCGTTGGATGCGGTGACCAGTTCCGGCTCGCTCGGCGCTGGGGCGTCCTCGGCCGGGGTCTCGCCGCCCTCGGCGGCCAGCGCTTCCAGCGCGATGGCTTCCAGTTCCTCGTCGGTCAGCTCGGGGTCGCCGGGGGTGTCCTCCGGCTTGTCCTCGGCTGGCTGGTCGCCGGGGTTGTCGTTCCCGGTCGGGGCGTTGTCGAACTCGGCCAGGAGACTGCGCAGTTTCGCCAGTTCGTCGTCGGTGAGTTGAGCCATGGGCTCCTCCTTGGTGTCGTCCGCGAACGTGGCCGCGGTGAGGTCGACGGTGTTGTCGACCTCGATGGACAGGTTCACGGCCTCCCACGGCCGCATGCCGGTGATGCGCGGGTCGGCGGTGATCAGGGCGTGCTGAATCGCGGCCGGGTAGTGGCGGCCGTCGGCCCGGTCGTAGTTCTCGAGGATGCGGGCGGAAATCCCGATCTCGGGGTGTTTCTCCAGCAGTTGCGCGGCTTCGTCGTCGGCGTGCACGATCACGTCCAGGCCGTCCGCGGCCAACTCCATGTCGATGACCTTGCCGCTGGTGGCGCGCGGATCCATCGTGTGCGTGTTCTTCTCGTCGGCGAGCACGAGCGGCACGAAGTCGAAGGCCTGGTCTCGATACGCGGCTTCGATCGCGGCCAGCTTTTCGCGGCTGAACTCGATCCGCCGGCCCTGGTAGTTGATCGACCCGACCGGCAGGATCTGCTTGCGGAACACACGCCCGGTGAGCTTGGTCGCGGCCCCGAAGTCGAGCGGTGTGAGGACCTGGGTGGGCATGGTGGTCACCCCTTGAGCTGTTGGATGCGGTCGAGCACGGTCTGGGATGCGCCGAGCGTCTTGGCGCGCTTGCGCATGTGCGCCTTGACCTGGCTGGTGTTGCCGGCTTTGACGGCGTGGCCCCAGTTGCGGAGCGCGTCGCCGAGTTCGCCGCGGTTGCGGATCGGCCACGACCCGTCCGGCAGCGCCTCACCCTGGGCGGCAGCCCGCCGCCGGGCCTTCGCACGCAGCCGCGGAGGCACATGGGACAGATTCAGCACGTCACCAGCAGCGGTGTTGCTCAGCTTGGCTTCCTGCAGCGCCATCTTGTGAGCCTGCCAGGTCGGCTTTCCGGCCCGGATGAGCCGCTCGTAGGCGGCCTTGTAGGCGCGCTGTTCCTGCGGTGTCAGGTTCCCGATGGAACGGTCCCCGGCTTCCCGCATCGCCAGCCGGTGAGCGGCTTCCCGGTCTATACCCTTCCGGGAGGAGGTGACCTCGAAGTAGCGGTCCTGCTGCGCGGGTGTGAGCGACCGGATGTCGGCCTCGATTTTCGCGTCGATACGGCGCGTCTTCTCCCTTGTTACGTAGGAGCGGACAGAGGCGCCGTAGCCGCCTGTGCCGTGGAGGATGTCCAGGCTCGTCAGCTCGTCGTCGGACAGACCCTTTAAGCCAGAAGTGTCGCCCTTTTTGAGCTGGGAGGCGACGCTGCTCAGTTTCTGGTCGCGTACCTTCTCCACGGCCTTCTGGTTCGGCGACTTGTACAGCTTGTCCAGCTCACCCTGCCGCCGTCCGAGCCAGTTCTGCTGGTACTCGCGCGACGACAGATTCGCGTGGACGTTGCCCCGCTGGTCGACGTAGATCGCGTGCGCCTCGCCCGGTTGGCGCTCGTCGGGGATGACCCATTTGCCGCCGCCGGGCGCGTCTGACCACACGGTGCCGGTACGTTTGCCGCCCTCGAAGGCGATCGGGCCGCCGGCTTCGCCTTCCTTGACCTCGTGGAGTTTGCTCGCGCGACGCGTCGGCTTCGGCGGGGCGAACAGACCGCCCTGCAGGTCCTGTGCGTTGCGTTTCGCCGACCCCGCGGCCTGCTTGTCGACGTGGGCCAATGCCTCGTCAAGGGACGAATGGGTGGCTGTGGCGGCTCGTACCTCGCTGCCGCCGACCTTCGGGGTGTGCCGGCCCGCTGTCGCTGAGCGGTAGAAGTCCGGTGTCTCGCCTGCGGGTGTTGCCATGTCGCCGCGGCGGGTGTTGGTGCGCCCTTCGACGACACCGAGCAGCTTTCCGTCGCGCTTCACCAGGTTTCGGTGCGGCGTGCCGGTGTTCTCCACCAGCAAACCGCTGTGCGTCGTGGACGTGTTGCCTGACGCTGCACGCTGAACGTTGGGGGCCAGCGGCTTACGCGCCTGCCGCGCACGGTGCTCGCGGACAGCCCGCATACCGAGCTTGTGGGCTTCGTCCAGGTTGATCGTGCGCTTCGTGGTCGGGCCGGTGCCGAACACGTTCCGCTCTTGGGCGGTCGATGGGCGCCGGTTGGCCGCGTCGTAGACCTTGCGCTCCTCGGGCGTGAGCGCCGCTTTCTCGGCGTCGCGCCTGTCCCAGCGGGCCGCGTTCTTCTCCGCCGTGGCCCGGCGCGCATCCTCCACGGTCGCGCGGGGCGCCTGCGGCGCCGCAGGTTTCGGCTTCGGCGTGGCCAGCCGCTGCGTTCCACCGGCCACCCGGTCCTGCTCGGTCCAGCCGCCCGGAGGCGCATTGTCCAGCCCTTTCGGCCGCTTCGGGCCCAGCCCTTGCTCGGCGCGACGCTTCCTGGTCTCGGCTGCTTTCGTGGCCCGCGCCGAGCGGGCTTCACGCGCTCGTTTCTCCGCCGCGCGGCGACCCAGTTCAGCCTTGACCGCCCGATGTGTAGTGCCTACCGCCCCCGGCTTGCCCAACCGAGTGGCGCGGCGTGTGAACTCGGAATCAACCGTGCGGAGCTGCTCCTCAGTCAGGTTCGCCGGGTTGACACGGCGCGCAGCGACCCCGTCCGTCAGCCGTTGGCCCACCGGCTTACGCGACTGATGATCGGCAGGCACCGCAGATTTGCCGTAGGAGCCGTGGGTGACGCTCTTGCCAGCACGCTGGTGCACCTCGTGCGCCCGTCCGTGCAGGGACTTCGGCAGGTGTGGGTCCTTGCCGCGGGTGCTGCCGCGCAGCATCTTCGCCTTGACCGCCGCGGCGCGAGGCGTGAGCGGAATCCATCCGTGCTTCCACTGGTGCATGACCACCGCGAGGTCGATGGTCGCCGGGTTGCTGAGGTCCAGACCGGTGGCCAGGTCGTCGAGGTCGCCGGCATCGCGTAGCCGGTCCACGGCCGTCGTGGTGACCTTCGGGATCTCGTCCTGGCGTGGCGTGGCAGGGTCGTCAGCGAACCACTGGCCTCCGTCGCTGGTCCCGGCGGGTCGGCGCGGCTGCGACAACTCGACCGCACGGCTGATGTTCGCGTGGGCGTGCTCGTTCGGCTTCGCCTTCGCACGTGCGCGGGCGGCTTCCCATTCGGCGACCGCCTTCGCGGCGGCGGCCCGGACCTCGGGGTGCACGTTGTCGCCGCCACGCGCCCAGCGCTCAACCGCGGCGATCGCCAGTTGAATCGCGCGGGACTTGTCGTGTCCCTGCCGGATCAGGGCGTGCGCGATGTTCTGGATATAGGCCGGGAGCTGCAGGTTCTTGTCGTGGAACAGGCCGGGCCCGCCAGGCTTGCCGAGCTTGTGGTGCACGCTCGCCAGCGCCGGGGTCTCGACGGACAGTTCCAGGGTGTTGGACAAGGTGACAGCCTCCCCGATCGGGTAGTCATGCACGTGGTCGCCGAGAGTGAGGCGCACCCGGTCGAACGTGACCGGGCCGGTGTGCTTGAGCTTCCCGGGCGGCAGGTTGTAGCCGGCGGTGATGTGCGGCACGAAGTTCGGGTGCTGGGTGGGGTAGTCCTCGCCGAGGGCCCGCCGCGCGACCTTGTCCGCTGCCTGCCGTGGCCCGGCCACAGGCCCGTTGACCATGTACACGTGCGCCGGGTCGAACTCGGTCGAGTTCGGGTTGAACACGGCGTGCCCGAACACCTGGCCCTCGATCGGTGCGCCGATGCCGCGGGCGATGGCGGCCGTGCCGCGCTTGAGCGCGGACACCTGCTGGTCGGGCAGGTTCTTCACGTTGTCACCGAGGTAGGCGAGCGTCAGGTGCATCTCGTGCTGCGGGTCGCCGCCGGGCACGGCGAGTTTCTTCGCGTCGGTCGTGGTGGGGACGAGGGCGATCATGCCGCCGGTGTGGCCAGCCACGCTCACCTCCTCGGGTTGGATGCGGCGACCTCACGGGTACGGCCGGGCAAGTGGGGGAGCAGACCACCGTCGACGAGCCGACGGGTCGGCCACGGGGCGACTGGACGGCATCGGCAGCGGACGTGCACGGTTCCCGGCCACCCGATGCGTGGTTCCTGGTCGGCGTAGAAGTTGCGGCCGTGGGCGGCGCGGCAGTCGGCGGTGGTGCGGTCGTCCATGACCGCGCGCCAGCCGAGCACCCGGCGGGGCTGGCTGGGTTCGCGCGGGTCGATGACCTGCCCGCTGGCGGTGTCGGCTGTGGAGTCGACCAGCGCGGCGGCTTGGGTGCGTCGGTCGCTGGCGTGCAGGTGCTGCCGCCAGTACTGCCGTTCCCGTCTCAGCGCCTCTGTAAGCGCTTCACGCGACGGGTTGGTGCCGAGCGTCCGCGTAAGCCGTTTCGCGGCGGCCAGCAGGTACTGAGCCCGCCGCAACAGGTTCGTGCGCTGCATGCCCTGCGCGGCCGGGCCGAGCGGCAGCACCGCGTCCCGGCCGGTCGAGGTCACCAGCGCGACCGCTGCGCGTGCTGCGGGCCGGGACACCCGGTGCTGGGTGAGCAGGGTGATCAGCCGTCCGATCGGCGGAGCCGGGACCATGGCGAGCAGCACGGCGATCGCGGCGACGATCGCGGCGTCCTCGGCGGCGTTGGACTGCTGCGGCTGCTGGGGCGGCTGTTCTGGCACGGGTGCGGTCACCGCCACCCCCTCTTACCGTGGCGCCGGGTTCGTCACTGTCGGCACGGTCACCGGCCGCGGCGCCGGTGGTTGCGGTGTGGGTGCGGAGTTGGCCGGAACCCCCGGGTGATCGGACTGCACCATGTGGGTGGCGGCGCGTACCGCGGTGCCGATCTTGCCGACCTCCGGCGGCACTCCCGATGGTGGGGCGGTGGCACGTTCTTTCGCGAACGCGGTGATCTCGTCATGCACAGTCTGCTCGTCCAACCCGAGGTAGGCGGCAGTGGACTTGACCAGCTCGTCCACGAACGAGCCGGGCACGTTGAGCTGCGGAGCGGTGACGATCGCCTTCAGCATGTCCAACGCCCGATCGGTGTCCCTGTTTGACAACGGCCCGATGCTGACCGTCGGCAACTCGACGTCGGTGCCGAAGTTGTAGGCCACCAGCGGCCGAATCAGGTACTCGTTGACCGCGTGCGCCATCTCATCGGCCACAGCCTGCCGCGAGGCGAGGAAGAACTCCGACTGGTCCGCGGACAGGGCGTAGGAGCCGACACGGGACGCCGTGCCGCTGTCGGCCAGCTCAGTGAACCCGGCCAGCACGGAGGCGACCATCATCGTGTCCAGGTACTTCACGGCCTGAACGAACTGATCCGCGCCCTGCCCGGACGCCTCGAGGATGTCGAACACCTTCGCGGTCGGGTCCGGGGGCCGCTGCATCCCGATCGCGCCGCCGGCTTTCATGTCGGCCACAGTCTGGGCGTTCTCGTCGGCCTCATCGGGGTCGTTGCCGTAGACGATGGTGTTCGGCAGGCTCTGTTTCTCCAGGTACTGGAACCACAGGAACAGCAGCTTCTGGCTGGTTTCCCAGCACCAGAACGCGACATCCAGGTCGGACACGCCGAGCACCGGTTCGCGGTGCATGCCGTGGGTGTAGATGAACGCCCGGCTGGCGGGGATGCGCACGTAGCCGGGGATGGTGTCCTGCCCTTCGGCGGACAAGGTCACGCCGCCGGGGTGGGCGATCATCTGCCGGAACCCGGCTGGGCGCCCGGTTTTCGGGTCGAACCCGGCCTCACACGACGCTGGTGGCCGCCACGCGACCTCATCGAGCACCACCTGGCCGCCGTCGAGCTTCCATACCAGTTCGAAGAACGCTTTCTTGTAGGTCACGGCCCCGGTCATCTGCCCGATGAGCAGCGGCAGCTTCGGCATGAGGTTGCGCCGCACGAGCTCGGCGGCCGGGCCGGTGCCGGATAGCTTCGCGCCGGCGGAACGCAGCGGCAGCGTCAGCACCTGCTCGACGCTGCGGGCTTTGCCCGACCGGCCGAGCATCTCCTTCAGCCGCCGGTTCTCCCAGCTATAGGTAAAAACATCCCCGCCCCTGTAGTCAGGGAAGAGCCGGTCGTAGATGTCGAACGGGCTGGACTGGGCGGTCCCGGCGAGGGCTCGTTTTTCCCGCTGGTTCAGCTGGCGCGCCTCGCTCTCGCTGGCCACCGGTCACCGCCCTTCGTCATTTCCTCGGTCATGAACCCGTACGGGATCTCGAACTGTCCGCCTGATCCGGCCTCGATACGGCACGGCTCGGGCTGGTCGCTCCATTCGACTGCCACGAGTTCGCGACCGAACAGCCGGACGGTGATCCTCACCGGCCTTACACGCGCTCCGGCCAGTGCCAGGTACCGCCAGGGTGATCGGAGGCGCCTGCGGCTTTGTCCTGGGCGTGCGCCACGTTGCGGTTGAAGAACTGGCCGGTGGGGTTGAGCACGCACAGTCCGACTGTGCCGTCAGCGTCTGGGTGCTCGGTGACCTCGGTGACGATCGCGGCGCGGCACTCGGACTTGTACTCGCCGCCGGGCGTGCCGTAGCTGACGTAGTGCACGATCCTGCCGACGCTCGGCTGCTGCTCGCTCATGTCTCTCCGCTCCTGGTTGTGTGGTGGGCTCAGCTCAACGGCAGCTGGTAGGCGGCGACCTTCACGAGGTTGGAGTCCGCGGTGAACGCGAGGTTGGGGCCGTAGATCGCGAGCGGGAACGGTCCGTAGAGGCCGTGTGCGCTGGCGCTGAGGCTGATCACCTTGCCGGGGCTCGCGACGCCGTCGACCACGCCGGGAATTGCCACCGTGACCGTGTGGCTGGCGGTGTCGGTGTTGGACAGCTCGAGGAACACCTGGCCGCTGTTGGGCACGGTGTTGCCGTTGGTGGCGTCGCACGCCGCCAGGGTCTGGTAGGCGGTGCCGGACCGGCTGATCGTCGCCGGGGTGATCGCGGTAGCGGCCATGGTTACTCCTTCGATGTGGGTCGTGCCGGGGCGCAGGACGTGGTCGGTAACGGCCGGCCAGGATGGCCCCTCGTCGATCCGGCCTGCGCTCGTCCTTGCGTGCCATCCGAGCGTCGTCTCCGCCCCTGCTCGAGACGATGGGGCCGCACGGTTGACGCCCCGGCACGAGAACGGGGGTCTATTCCCAGGTGTCGGATCCGCGGTGCTTGTGCACGCGCGACCGCCGCCGGCCACCGGGCTCGGCCGGTTCCGGGGTCTTGAGCTGCCAGAACGCCATGACCACCGCGTCAGCAGAGTCCGTCGACCGGCCCAGACGCCGCTTGACCGAGTCTTTCTCCTCGACCACGAGGACACCGCCGGCTCGGGTGTTCCACTTCGGGGTGGTGAGTTCGGCCGTCAGCTCGTCGTCGGGCGGCAGGGCGATGGTTGAACCGCCGGCGGGGTCGAGCAGTTCGCGCAGGTTCCACCAGGACGCCGACCTGACGTTCGGGAACTTCCACACGCCGCTGGAGTCGCGGATCTTCGTGCCGTGGCTGCCGTTGAAGGCCTGCACGCGTCGGCCGCGGTGCCGGAGTTGGTCGGTGACGCCGCCGCCGAGCCCGTTGTCGTCGACAACCGCAAGCGACTGCTGTTCGGACGCGAGCTGGGCGTCCACGATCAGCGAGGTCTGGACCGTGTCCTGCTTGGCGTAGCGGGTGACCGACTCGACCACGTCACCGCGCCGCACCGCCACGCACGTCTGGTCCTCGCCCATGCGCGCCACGTCCGTGCTGACGATCTTGCGGCCGGGTTGGGGCGGGCGTCCCGCCTCGTTCCACTCCTGCCATCGCTGGTTCGCCGCAGTCACCCACGACAGCGGGATCAGTGAGTCGTCGGCGTCGGCGAACTCCCCCAACACCTTCGCGCGGTACAGGGGGTTCGTCTTGCCCCACCGCAGTTGCTTGTCCTCGACCCACTCGCGTTGCACCAGCTTCGACGCCATCTCCGGCGAGATCTGCTCCCCGGTGAGCGCGGGCGCGTCGAACGCCGAGATCCGGAACCGGGTCCAGCCCGGCTCCTTCGTGCACACCGTGAAGAAGTGTGAACCGGAGTCGTCGGGGTTGCCGATCGCGAGCAGGTGCTGGTCCTGCCCGGTCATCAGCGAGTCGGCGGCGTCCCACAGCCATTTCGGGATGCCGCCGGCTTCGTCGAGCACGATCAGCATGTGCTCGGCGTGCTGCCCCTGGAAGGCGCTTTGCTGGTGGTCGGCGGGGCGCCGGCCGTAGCCGACGAGGTGCCCGTCGATCTTCCATTCCGGCACCTGCGCTTGGCTGATGAACCCAGGCAGGCCGCCGGCTTCGTGGCCTTGGCGGATGTAGCGCCACAGCACCGCGCGTACTTGGTGCGAGGTGGGTGCGGTCGTGACGACCATCGTGTCCTGGACGGGGTGTGTGGCGAGAAACCAGAGGACCAGTCTGGACGCGAGGTGTGTCTTTCCAACGCCGTGGCAGGACTGGACGGCGGTGAGCTTGTTGGCCGCCACCGAGCGCATGATCTGGGCTTGCTTGGACCAGACGTGTTCGCCGAGTTTCTCGGTCACCCAGGCGACGGGGTCGGTGGCGTAGGCGCGGTTGGCGATGCGTTCGATGGCCTTCTCGAACGCGGCGAGGTCGCCGGTGGCGATGGTCACCGTCGATCACCTCGCTGGGGTTATGCGACGGCGTGGAGTGCGCGCCGCAGCGCGGCTGGTGCCTCCTTGAGTTGCTGGTCGGTGAGGCCGAGGTCAGCGAACACGCTGGTTAACACCTGTTCGATGAGGGCGCCCTGGCGCTCGGCGAGCCGGACTTGCCGTTCGGCGATTCCGGCGTCGAGGGCGAGTTTGGCGAACCGTGCGCACCGGTCGCGTTCGGTGGCTTCGAGTTGGGCGAGTCCGCGGATGGCTTCGCCGGTGGCGTAGACGCTGCCGTTGTTGCTCGCCGAGTAGGTGTTGCCGACGAGGGCGGCGACTCCGCCGGTGGTGAAGATCCGGTCGAGGTCGCCGCGGGCTTGCTGCACCGCGGCGGGCTCGGTGTCCTCGTCGCCGCTGTCGCCGCGGCCGGTGGTGAGCAGTTGGTGGGCGTCGTGCGCGGTCTTGAGGCGTTCAGCGGCGTCGTAGGCGTCGGCGAGCAGCCGCGAGTAGTGCTCGGCGCGCGCGGCGGACTGGGACAGCAGTTTGAGCAGGGTTTCGGCCGGGTCGACGGTGGTGTTGCCGAGACCCCACGCCATGACTTCGGCCCGCACAGCTGCCTTGGCCTTGACTTGCTTGGCGTTGCCGCCGTGCATTCGGCACACCTTGCCGCCCCTGATCGCCTCGGCTTTGCAGGGCCGGGTGATCGCCTTGCCGTCCGGGTCGCGTTTGATGCGGCCGTCCTGCTTGATCGGGACCTTGCTGGTGCACTTGGCCACGGGTACCTCCGAGCATGGGAAAGCCCCCGTCGCTGGGGGTCGACGGGGGCTTTCGTGGGCGCGTCCCGTACGGACACTGCACCAACGGTGACAAATTTAGCCTTCGCTTCGATCTTCGGCAACTAAGCGTGACTGGCGCGGCGTGTCGTCATTCAAGGCCGCCGTGCCCGCAGGAACGCGATCAGGTCATCCACGGGTCAGCTCCATGCCGTCGAGGTAGGCCAGACCCTCGGGTGGTCTCCAGCCGCTGCGGAGCAACACGCCCGCGATGTCGTTGGGCGACATGCCGGCGTTGATGCACGCGCCTATGCAGAGCGCGAGTTCGTCCTGAACGGTGGTATTGCTGGCGTTGATCAGGTCATCCATCGGCGTAGCCACCCTCCGTTGTGGGCCGCGTGCGGCGGCGGGTTGGGGTCGAACCGGAAGTCGCGGGCTGCGCGTTGCATGGCTTGCCGGTGCGCGGCTTCCATCGCGTTCGGGTCGACGATGACGAGCTTGTCGTCGCCGATGAAGCGGTTCACCTGCACCGACCACAGACCGCCGATGCCGTAGGCGTCGATCATCGTCTTGACGCGAGATTCCCACTCGGGTGAGCAGATCACGACGCGGCGGGAGTCCTCGAGTTCCTGCATCGCGACGCGCAGGTTTTCCAGCGGGTTCAACCCGGCCATCACGCCACCTTCCTGTGGTGTCGCCGTGCCCGTGAGGCTTCGGCGTCGTCGCGGTGCACGAGGAGTCTCCCGCCGCGTTTCTCCGTGCGCCAGGCCAGCCCGTTCTTGCGGTCCTCGCTGGCCCACCGCCACAGGGTGCCGACGGCGACGCCGTAGTCGTCGGCGAGGGTGGCGTAGTCGGCCCACGGGTCGCCGATCTCGCGCCAGCGGGACCGTGGCCACACGGTGCCGCACGTCCGGCAGCGGATCTCGTCGTCGCTGGCGCGGACTCGGAGGGTTGCGCCGCATTCCCGGTAGATGGTTTCGCTGGTGAAGACCTCTTCGCCGATGGCGACGAGCCCGGGGCAGGGCCCGATCCGCATGGCGCGTTCGGTGAGCCGTCCGGCGTTGAGCAGGCTGGACAGTGCTTCGCGCATCTCGCGCGCGAACTCGTCGAGCCACGGCGAGGACATGACGTGGTCCCAGTGGAACCGGATGGTGCGCAGTTCACGGCCGAAGGTGGCCCGTTCGGCGGGTGGCAGGGCGCCGACTTCTTCGCGGATGCACCGTGCCCACGATTCGACGGTGGCGACGACGCCGTGGCCCAGTTCGGATGACCATTTGGTGCGCATGTCGCCGTGGGCGATGAGCGCGTCGAGGGCTGGGCTGCGCGGCCCGTATCCGGGTGTGCCTCTTTCGCCGGGGGCGCTGTGGGGGGCGAGGGCGTCGGCGGTTTGGAGGGTGATGAGCCGGTCGGCGAGGTCGCCGAGCACGCCCATGAGCCGTTGCTCGCACGGTGTGCAGGCGAGCTGGCCGGGCGCGGCCGGGTACGGGATGCCGTCGGCGTTCAAGCAGCCCAGCACGCAGGGCACGGCGGTGGTCAACGGTTCCTCCAGGTGGCGAGTCGGGCAGCGGTAAGCCCGGTGGCGAGTGCCACCGGGCCGACGAGGTAGGCGAGAAGGGTCACTCGGCTTCCGTGGGTGTGACTTCGAGCCAGAGCCGCCGTGTGCCGGGGCCGGGGTGGATGACGGGCATGTGTTCGGTGACGTGCTGGTCGGTGTCGTTGGGCACGATTCCGGCATCGACGAGGCCGTCGATGGCGGGTTTCGAGGTGGCGGTGAGGTTGGGTGCGTCGGTGACGGATCGCCGGCCGCCGGGCGCGTAGTGCAGCTGCACGGTGATGTGGCCGGCGGCGGGGAGCCGTTTGGAGCGGGCGCCGAGGTGGGCGGCGTGGCGGATGGTCTTGACGTGCCGGGCGCGGGCGGTGGTGGAGCCGGTCGTTATGGGTGAGCGGCCGGCATCCGGTCTTGAGCTGGATGACCATGGGCAGGTCGATCTCGACGGCAGTGCGGGGCTGGGTCACGCCTGGTCCTCGCTGTTCTCCTGGGAAGACGGGGCGGGGCGCACCGGGAAGCGAGTCAGGACCTTTTCGTAGGCCTGCCACGCGATGCCCAAGCGCTCGTCGATCTGGCCGAAGACGACTCCGCGCACCAGTTCTCGGAACCGGTTCTCGGCATCGGCCGGGATGATGTGCGCTTCCACGCCGGGACGATCGCCGAGCAGCAGCCATGCGGGGTCCACATCGAGGGCTTGTGCAGTGCCGATGACCTGTTCGGCTGTGGCGGCTTGGCGTCCGGCTTCGATGTTGACGATGCTGCTTCGGGTGAGGCTGAGCCGGTTGCCGAGTTGGATTTGAGTGAGGCGAGCGCGTTCGCGCGCGTCACGGACACGCTCGCCGTACTCGGTGGTGTAGGCGCTCACCGCGTCTCCCCCGGTTCCTCGGACGGAGTCGGCTGGGTGATGTCCGACAGTGCGGCGGCGATTCGCTCAGCAACCCACCCACGGATGTCCGCGCCGTTGTCGTCCATTGCCTCCGCCACCTGAATCTCCAGGTCGGCGCCCTCCTCGGGATAGTGGGAGCCGAGCACCCACCAGCCAGGCGGCATCGTTTCGTCGAAATAGGGGCTGCCGGGCTCGATGTGGGCTGCATGGATGGGGTAGGTAATCCTCGGCTGCGCCTCGCCCGGGTTGTCGCCGCTCTCACCGGCAGGGCGGGCGAGGCATGCCCGGATCTGCCGCGTGCTGACGTGCTCGGCGTGGCCGCAGTCTCCGGACAGCGCGGCGAGCACGCGCTGCATGGTTTCGGCGGCGTTGCGCCACTGGCCGGCGGAGGCTTCGGCGGCGGCCAGCTTCTGGCTGAGGTCGGCCAGTGCGGGTGCGATGACGGCCACGGCGGCATCGACGAACGAGTCGGACTCCTCGTCCCCGCCGTAGGGAACGAAGCCGTTGTCGTAGCCCCAGCGTTCGGCGTCGAGCTTGCGGAACGCTTCGGCGATGTGAACGCGCAGGGCTGCGGTGTCGGCTGGCACATGCTCACTCGACATGCTCACCACATGCTCATGAGCATGTGCGGTGTCGGTGGTGGTCTGGTCCTGACGCCCGGTCAACCCGGCCCGCGACGCCCGCGCGTAGCAGGTTTCGCCGGTCATGCCGTCGGGGTGGCAGTAGTCGCGGTCGCCCACCATGCCCTCCATGTCGTGGTAGGTGCGGCCACACGCCTCGCATGTCCGAGTGGTCTGGTCCGCGGTCACTGGGGCTCCTGGGTGTCGATGATCAGTTCATGCGGCGGGATGCCGACGATCTCGCCGTCGGTGCCGTCCAGTTCGACCGGCACGACGTCGGCGGGGTAGCCGATGATGCGGCGTTGCACGGTGCCCAGCCAGCCGCGGCCGGAGCGGGTCTCCATCACCCGCTGACCGGCCCGGAACTCACGGGCAGCCAGCGGTGCCTCGGCCTCTCGCCGCACCCGCTGCACCAGCACCGGCGTGGGGAGGTCTCGAACCAGGGCCTGCGCCTCGGTCTCGGTGGTTTCCCACCGCCACACCTGCACCGGGCCGGGCGCATGGGTGGCCATGTCGCGGACAGCCGCCGACGATGCGGCGATCATCTGCTCACGCGGCCGGGCGGACAGTAGCCGGGTGGGGCCGTCCTGGCACACCACGTATGCGGCCCACAGGTCTCCGACGGGGTAGCGCAGAATCGCGATCCCGATGCTCGTGGTCTGGTTCTGGGTCACTGCTGCTCCTCGGTGCTGGTCAGGGCGGTGCGGATCTCCTCGGCGACGGCGTGCTTGAGCTTCGAGGCGATCGCCAGCGCCTTCTCGATGCGGGCCCGGTCCCGGCCGTCAACCAGGAGGCCAACAACGGCAAGGTGGTGCGCGATCTCCGCCGGTGCTAGGTGGTCAACCTGGTCGCTCCAGATGATCCGCGTAGCCCGTTCGATGGTGTCTCCGCTCGCGGCCGGCGCAGCGGCGCGGAGAACCTGCTCGACGATGGCCTGCCGCTCCTCGCCTGGTCGGCAGGTCGGGGTCCAGTCGATCGATGCCGCGATGGCGGCCGGGTCCTGGGTCACTTGGTCCTCCTCGGGGTGGATGTAGGCGGTGCTTCCGCCGGTGGGCATCCGACGGAAGAAGTTGACGGGAAAAGCGGGTCTGATTTGACCCACACGGTTTCCGGCGTCCGTGGACACCAGCGAACCGGGGTTCGTGGCTCCACGGCGATCTGAGGCGGCAGGAATGGGCATCAGCGCGCCTCGCTCTCGCCGTCGGAAGCCTCGGACTCGTCGTCCGTGGCGGCCAGGTCGCGGAGCACGGCGGCGAGGATCGGCGTGTCCGCCGTGTCCAACCGGGCGGGAAGCGCTGTCTCGGTGTCGGCCATCAGGACCGGACCTCGGTCAGCGGCGCGTACGGGGCCAGCGACTGCCACGACACGGCGTAGTCGGGGTCCTCGCCCGCCACCTGCCACGCCATGGGTTCGATGCGCTCCCACACGTCGCCCTCGTTGTCGCGGACTCGGGCCACGTCGCTCGGTTCGGGGTCTCCGGCCTGGAAGACGCGCTGCTGGGGCTGGAACTGGATCACTTCGTTCATCGGTTCTCCCTGGTAGATGGACGGGTTTCGGTGCTGGACGGGTGTGGCCGGGCGTCGGGGTTGCCGCCCCAGAGCCGGGCGCGGCGTCGTTCGGGCAGGAATTCGGGGTGGCAGATCAGGCAGCGCAAGGGCTGGTCGTCGTCGAGGGTGTGGCCGAGCTGCCAGCCGTTGGCGCAGTGGTGGCCGGTGTCGGGGTCGATGGGCTCGCCGGTGCGGTCGAGGGTCATGTGAACTGCACCTGGAACGTGGCTCGTCCCTGCAGCGCGTCGAGGGCTTTCTGCGCGCGGTCGGGGTCCTGGAGTGCGAGCAGCGTGATCAGGCTGGGGATCACGTCGAACGCGCGCTCCCGGACGGCCCGCGCGATGCCCTGCACGATCTGGTCCGGGGTGAATTCGTGCTCGCTCAACGGGTTCTCCTTCGACGGTGGTGGCGATGGCTTCGGGCAGGAACTCCAGGACGGGTTCGCGGTGGTCGCGTTTCCACGCGGCGATCTGGGCGTCGGTCATGCCGCACAGCAGGCTGGTGGCGTCTACTGGGATGGGTTCGCCGCCGAGGGTGAAGAACCCCACGGGGAAGTCGGTGAGTTTGGCGAGGGCGAGCAGTTGCTCCCAGGTGGGGTAGAGCTGGCCGTCTTCCCACATGTCCACCGCGGGCTCGGCAACGCCACACGCTTCGTCAACTTCCGGCCCGTAGAGGCCACGGATGTCGAGGGCGGCGGTGATGCGCCACGGGGTCACGCATCCGGCGCGCCAGGCGCGGTAGGTCTCTTGCTGGTCGACGGTCCGCTGGTGTTTGCGGCGGGCGATGGCGGCGGATTCCTGGGCGGTGAGGCGACGCCCGGCTTTGCCCCAGCGGCGGCGCGGCTCGTCGCGGGTCATGCCGGCCTCCGAACCAACTTCGCGAGGCTGTCGACGTCGCGGTCTTTCAGCAGCCGATCGAGATCACCACGTACGTACGTGAGTTGGCCGAGGAGGTATTCGGCCCGGCTCTGGACTTCGCGCGCACGACCACGCGCGGCCTTCAGGTCCGTCAGTGCCTCGACGACCTCATCGACGCTGACGGTCTCGCGATAGCCGTCACCGAGGCCACCGCCGTAGGCCACCCCGAGCGCATCGACGATCTGGGTGATGACCTGCATGCGGTCGGACATGTGGGTCGCACGACCGGCCGCCGTCAGTTGGTTCTCCAGGTCGCGGATGCGGTTGTCCCGACGCTCCAGGTCTACCCGAGCCGCCCGATGCTGGCTGCGCTCGTCCTGGAGCTTCCAGTGCAGCCACGTGGCGATCCGCAGGTACGCCGGAGCCTGGTCGACCGGCTTGAGCTGGGGTGCGTCCACGATGACGGTCATCGAGCGAGTGCGGCGCCCGGACGGCGGGGCCATGACGCCCCACGTAGGCGGCAGTTCCAGGCCTTCAATGAGCGACAGGTCCGAGACCACCAGCCACCACCGGTCGCAGTACCGCATCCAGGCGTCGGACTTGGTGTGGTCGGCCAGCTCGACTTGCAGGTCGCGTCGCGAAACCTTGATCTCGTGGCCGACGAGGTCCTGACCGAACCCGGCCGTCACCCCCTGCCAGATCAGATCCGCACGCCGGTCGGAACTCGGCGCGGCGATCTCCGGAGCGAAGACCCCGCCCGGCGGCTTGGTCTCTGGCAGATAGTGGCGCCGCAGCATGTCGATCATGTTCTTTGCGGTACTCACGACGCCACCCCCAGCCCGTCGGCGGTTTCCTCGGCCCGCCACCGTGCGATCTGCTCGGCGGTGGGTCCGGTGTCGGGGAGGCCGACGAGGCGGCGCAGGTAGACGAGTTCATCGCGGGAAAGCTGCTGCACCGGCGCGTGTTCGGGGTTGCCGGTGCGTTTCCAGTTCGTGTAGTGGCCGAGGCAGTAGCCGCGGGCGGTGCGGGTGTTGGTGCAACCGTCGACCGAGCAGTGGGTGTCCTTTTCGGGCGCGGTGACGCGTCCCGCGCGCCGAAGCTGCTGGTAGTGGTTGTTGCACAGGCCTTTGGCTTTGCGGTTGCGGGTGCAGCCCTTGATGGTGCAGGTGGGCCTGGTGAGGGTCGTGGTCATGACTGCTCACCGGCTTCCCAATGCCACAGGCCGAGCCGACCGGTCACGAGCGCGGGCTCCGCGAGGCGCTGCACGTTCGCAAGCCGCCAGTGATGCTGGCCTGGTTCGGCCCAGGGTCCGCACGCGCAGGTACCTCCGCTGACGGCTTGCGCGCAGACGTCGACCAGTTCGGCGGTGGCGATGACGGCGCCGCGGGTGAGCGGCTGGTCGAGTTCGGCGGTGTCGGCACCGATGGTGGCGAGGAGTTGGCGCACGAGCGGCATGGCGTGGCGGTCGATGGTTTTGCCGGCGTGGATGGCGAGCGGGCCGCGGTAGCTGGTGGTCCAGCTGCGGTTTTCGATGGGCTTGTGGCCGGCGGCGATGGCCCAGGCCCAGGGCTGCTTGACGGTGAGCGCTTTCACGATGCCTCGCCTCGGTTGTGGCGGACCTGGTCCAGTTCTTCGCGGGCTCGCTGGCGGGCCGCTTGGTGTTCGGCCGAGTCGGGCGCGGGTCGGTGTCCGCGGGCGTGGCGCGGTAGGCGGAAGGCGTTGCCGATGAGGTCGCGCATCCGGCGGCGGGTGTCCTCGGACGCGGGCTGCGCGGGCGGCAAGGCCTCGTAGCGCGGCGGCTGGCCGGCACCGGCGCGGACGCGCCTGGTGATGTGCGCGGGCATCAGGAACTCGGTGTTCTCGGCGTAGTGCGCGTGGATGGCTTCGAGCGCGGCGTCGAAGGTCCACCGGCCGCGGGCGCTGGCTTCGGTCCAGGCGGCGATGTTCAACTCGCCGGGGCGCCGGTTGTCGTAGCCCATGGCCACGGCGAGCAGGGCGCGGATCTGGTCGTCGTTCACGCTGCACCGCCTCGCGTCGCCGTTGCGCAGCGTCGGCAGGAGTGGTCGCCGTCGTGGCCGAAGGGGCGGGCGCAGGGAACGTCGCCGCAGCACCACGTGGCGCAGGCGCCCGCGACCAGCAGCCCGTCTGAGCACTCGCGTTCACTGGCGCAGGCCACGCATTCGACGCTCGTGAGCAGCCGCGCGGTCTGGTTCAGCAGGTCTCCGGGAAAGGCCACGTGCCGCAGATAGCGATGGCCAGGGGCTATGGGGCGCACGTTCGGTGTGCCCGAGCAGCTGTCGCAGGCGTGCTCGCGACGGGCTGTCACGGCTTTCACGGTGGTGCTCATGACGCTCCTCCTGGGAGTGCTCGGAGTGGGGGCGGCGTGTGGCCGCCGGCGAGGAATTGCTGGGCGAACGCGTCGGTGGCGTTGACGGCCGGTGCCGGCGAGGCGCGCGTGGTGGCGCCGCGGGCTTCCTTGCGGATGTCGTCGACGAGACCGGGCAGGAGTTTCGGGCCGATGCCGCTGCGCTGGTTCCAGCGTTCGAGGGCGGCGGTCAGGGTGGGTTCGTCGACTTCGGGCAGCAGGGTGGCGACTTCGATGGCGAGGAGGGTGCGGGTGGCGCTGGTGATGTCGCGGCCGAGAGTGCGGTCGACGAGTCGGTAGGCCCTGGTGCTGTAGGGGCCGCTGATGCCGCTGCCGTTTCGCGCGGGCGCGCTACTTACAGGCGGCTGACTCGATAAGTCCTTAAGTTCTTCCTCTTTCTCTCTCTCTGTTATCGCTGAGTTATTACCTGGGTTATAACTCGACTTATCACTGTTGTTGATCTCCGAGGGGGTGCTTTCCTCGCAGTACGGACACCCCTCTTTGATCACTCCACGGGCCTTGTGCCAGCGGTTATGCATCCCCAGCGAGCCGCCCTTGGCACGCCCGCCGGACGCCTGCCGACGCTCCTCCGAGGACTGCTGCCAGTCCAAATAGTCGTGCATCAGCAAGACGCCGCTTGACTCGTCGGTAACTTTGGAATTTATCAGTTCGTTACGTACCTTCGGCGGCACTTTCCGCCACCGAGCCGGCGTGATTTCGCCGTCGGTGTCGTGCTTCCAGCACCACGTCCACAGCCGGATGAGTTCGCGGAACGCGCGGTCGGACAGTGCCTCGATCTTCGGGTGATCAGGCATGTTCACGTCCACCTTGATGAACAGGTGCCGGTCGTGGGCCATCAGGCTGCGGCCTCTTTCTGTGCGTGGTGCGGCGCGAGCCTGAGCCGGGTCCGGATGCGCGCGGTGGTGTAGGTGGTCATGCGGGTGTGTGTGGCGATCTCGACATCGGTCCAGCCCTGGTCCCAGAGGTCTTCGACGAGGCGTTCTCGGTCGGCTGCCCGGAGGACTTCGGCAGGGAGTTCGCCGCGCCAGCACGCGTTGTAGAGCTCCTGCGCGGTGATCGGGCGGCCGCCGGGTGGTTCTGTGGTGTGCAGGTGGATCGCCACGGCGCACCTCCTTTCGTGGTCTGGGAGTCCGGGCCGCCGCGGGGTCGGGTCACTCGCGGCGGCCCGGCGGGTCAGGCGGTGGGTTCGGACTCGGTTTGGCCGCCCCATGCGAGGTGTCGTCGTTCGACGAGCAGGTCTTGGCCGTCGGCGAGCACGATGTGCACGTGCTCGCCGCGGATCTCGCGGACGAGTCCCGGCTTCCATTCGTCGCCGGTGTAGTTCCACTCGACGTGCTGCCCGACGTACGGGAGTTGGTCCGTGAGGACGGCGAGCATGGCGCGGACGCGGCGGCGTTCCTTCTCGGCGTGGAGGCCCTTTGGGGGCCACGGGATGCCGGTGACGTAGCCGTCGGATGCCGCCCACGAAGCGGCTGCGATGCGCTCGACGGTGGCGTCGTCGGTGGACAACTTGCGGTATCCGGCGTTGGTGAGGTTGTTGGCGAGCGCTTTCAGGTATTCCGGCGCGAGCGGTTCCCAGTCGCCGGTCTCCTCGTTCCAGTCGGAGTCGTAGCGGGCGATGTCGGTAGCGAGTCCGCTGCACTTCTCGGTGCTGGTCATGTCTCTGTTCCTTCGCTGGTCAGTGGCGGGATGGTCCCGGCTGTCCGGGCTGGTGATGTGTGGCGGTCGCGCCGTGACGGGGGCTGTGGCGGTCGGGCGCGGGGGTCACGTCTGGTCCTCGGTGCGCTCGAAGGTCCAGCTGCCGATACCGCCGCCGTTGAGCCATCCCATGCAGGTCAGGTAGTTCGGGTGGCCACACAGGCAGTAGGCGTCCGTGTCGTTCGTGCCGGGCACGGGTCGTTCGGATTCGCCGTGCATGACGGGGGCATTGCCGATCCAGTCGGGCTCCGGTTCGACGTGCGTGTCGTCCGGGTAGCAGCACTCGGGATCGCAGAGGCGCAGGCTCACGACGCATCTCCGCACCTGCAGCGGATGCCGCCGCGGCCGTCTTCGATCTCGCTGAACACGGCGTTGCGAACGAAGTGCCGCGCGACGGTGTCGATTGCGGCCTTGAGCTTCTCGCGGTCGGTCATGCCTCGCTCCCGATCGGCTCGGGCAGCTGCACGTCGACCACGGGACGCGGAAGCGCTTTCTCGATGGCCCTGGCCTTGAGTTCGGCGGGGAGCTTCGAAAACGGGATGCGGGTCAGGCCGCGCTCGTTCTGGTTGCAGTAGCACCAGCCGTTGTACTGCGGCCTGAACTGGTGGTACTCCCCCTCGGGGGTCTTGCGGTACGGCGGGTCGTACGGCCCGTACCGGAACCACTGGTAGCCCTTGGGGTCCGGGATTCGGGCGGTCATCGCGCACCGCCGGCAGGCGCCTCGGCAGCCACTCCGAACTTTTCGAGCAGGTCCGGACCGCCGTGGTCGCGCAGCAGTTTCAGGGCGGCCCGGCCGCCGTTGTGCCGGGCGACCTGCCGCGTGATGTGCTCGGCGAGCTGGATCTGCTCGATGGTGCCGCGAGACAGGAGGTAGAGCAGGCGGGAGATGTCGTGTGTGCCGGTGACGGCCATGACGACGACCGGGTCGGGTCCGAACTGGTCCCCAGTGTTCTTGTCGTAGGCGCGGGTTTCGTAGCTCATCGGTAGTCCTTTGTGGATTGTGCGCGCTGGTGTGCGCGCGTGAGTTGGGTGGCGGTGTCGGTCAGCACGTGGGCGGACCAGGTGGCGGCAAGGGTGATCACGCGACCTCCTCGCCTTCGAGCGACGTGAACAGGTCGAGCTGCCAGACGCTCCCGATCGCGGCTAGGACCTCACCGCGCCACGTCAAGGCGTAGGGCAGGCAGTTGGCGCAGTTCTTGTGCCCGGTGCCGCCGCACCGTGGGCGGCCGTGCCGGCGCGCGTCGAACGACCACGCCATGCTGTCCGCGCTGCCGATGTTGAACTCGTGCTCGGTCTCGGCGGTGAGCATGTGGCCGTAGGCCGCCAGGCCCGTCTTTTTCACTCCGAATCCGTGCAGTGCCATGCCGGGATCAACTGCGCGGAGCGCCGTCACGACGGCGCCGATCTCTCCTGTTGCTTGGCGCCGGCACACCGAGCCCAGGCCGACCACGGGGTATTCGGTGAAGTCGACACCGTGCGCGCCATAGAGGTCGAGGCAGCGCAGGTAGTCGTCGCGGTTCCAGCCCTGCAGGACAGGCATGAACGGGCAGCTGTACCGGTCGCCCCAAACTTCCTGCAGTCGCAGGAAGTTCACGACGGTGCGGCGCTGATGTTCCGCCACTGTGAGACCGGTTTTCGCGAGCATCACCGGCTCGCACATCCAGTCCTGCGGGGCGGCCCATTCGAGCTTGCCGATTTCCTCGTCGTAGCGGCGCACCGCGGCGACGTAGTCCTCGGGGCTGGTGCGCCACTCGCCGAACAGCGACAGTTCGCTGAAACCACCGCTGTCCAGCGCCCATCCTGCGCGTGCACGCGGAAGGGTCTTGCGGCCGGACAGCCGGCGGTGGGACACGAACAACGGCACACCGGCGTGCGCCAGCCAGGAAGGTTGATGGGTACCCAGATAGAAGTGGATCACGCGGCCACCGCCCGAGCGCGGTGCAACGCCTGTTCGACCGTGTTCTCCTTGACGCCGAACCGGGCCGCAATTGCCGCGACGGATTCGCCGCACTTGCGGAGATACAGCAGTTCCTCGGCGGGTGGCAGTACTCCCTTGCGGCGCACTGGCTCTGTGCCCTCAGGCTGCGCAACCGGGTCGTCGATCGTGTCGTCATCCCACGCCTGCGGTGGCACGAAACCGTGCCGCTGCGCATAGGTGCGTGCCCGTGACGCGGCGATCTTGTCCCGGTGGGTGTCCTCCGGCGGCCGGATGTCCCACAGCTCGTTGTAGAGCACGCGGACGGCCCGGACGGTCGCCGCGTGCAGGCGGGCGCGCTGCATGGTGCTGCCGAAGTTCGTCGGCGTCATGCCGAGTCGAGCGGCGAGCTTCGCCTTGGACCAGCCCATCGCGATGAGCGCTTCCAGGCGGCGGCGCGTGCCGGTGCCGTCGACCAGGGCGTTGTCGCCGAGGTTGTCGAGCGTGGCCCGGACGGCAAGGATCTTCCGTTCCGTCTCGGGCCGGATCCGCTTCGACGGGCCGTCGAACCGCTTACGGTCGCCGTAGATCAGTTTCCAGACGACGCTGTGGTCCAGGCCGGCCAGCTGGGCGACGCGTTTCCAGCCGAGCCCGGCTGCTTGGAGCTTGCGGACGTGCTGACGTGCCGGTTCGGCGTCGACGTAGGCCTGGCGGCCGTATGCGCGCTGGCGGCGCCGGTGGTTCTCGTAGGCGCGAGAGGCCGTGCGGCAGACCTCGCAGTGGCATTTCTCGACGACGTACTTCGTCCGGCCATGCGGACGCGTCTTCACTGGGCTGCTCACGCGTCCTCCGCATCGATGCCGAGCACGTCCTGGAGGTCCAGTTCTGTGGCGATGTCGATGACGTCGTCGCAGGGCCAGGGGCGCCGCTGATACCAGCCGGACGACGAGGACCGATAGCAGGCGACACAGTTGCCGTCCCGGTCAGGCGCGTGCCGGTCAAGCACTTTCCGCAGTGCTTTCACGAGCCAGGCGATGCCAACGGTCCAGTCTTCGCCAACCTTGATCGAGGGCAGTCTGTTGCGCGGGTTGGCGTTCCATCCGGCGATGACGTCGGCGAGCTCGTCGATCGCGGGCCGGATGTCGTTGACGCGGCGGTTCACCGGCCCTCACCTCGCCGGTTCTGTTCGTCGAGCAGCAGGACGTATTCGTCGGTCCAGCGCATGGAGTCGCCGCGGTCGAGCAGGGCGATGGCCCAGTCGGCGAGGCGCGCGAGAAGACGGCGGATCACCGGGCCACCTCCTGCACCGGCACGGGCAACAGATCGGCCCGCAGGTACAGCGGGTGCCGCGGCTGGCCGTCACCCGTGGTCGCGAGCAGGTGCGGCCGGACACCCCGGCTCGCCAGGAGCCCGAGCACCTCGCGCCCTCGATCCCCGCCGCGGGCACCCCAGGCCACGATCGTCAGCGGCTCGCCGACGCATCGGGCCAGGTGCGCGTCGTTGTCCGGCCCGATCGGTTCGGAGTGCCGGTCGAGTTCGCGTGGGTCAGTTGCACGCAGGGCGTAGAGGTTGCGGACGACAATGCCGCCGTAACCCCACGCCTTCGCGAAGGCGATGCACCGGCGAATGGTCGGGTCATCGAGGTTCGCGTCGGCGGTGGACGGGTTGAGCATCACCCAGCCGACGGGCGGGCCGTCCGACCAGCGGCGAGTCAGCTCGTAGCGGTAGGTGCCGCACGGGCTGATCACGGCCGACTTCTGGACTTCCTCGGCGAACAGTGGAAGCGGCTCGCTCACCGGTCACCTCGCACGATCAGCAGCCATGCGAACGACAGGAAGACACCAGCGCCGGCGAGGACACGCCAGCCGATGCCGAGCCCCGGCCAGGTGCCGGTGACGGCGAGGCTCGCGGCGGTTCCGAAAGCGACGGGCACGGCGACGGCGAGCGTGTCGATGATGTGGCGCAGGCGCCGGTCCCCGCGGGCGTAGCGCTCGGCCTCCGTGATCCGGGCGGCCATCACTGGTCACCGCCCGCAGGCTCGGGCAGCGAGACGGCAACCGGACGCAGCGGCCATTCGAGCGGCACGATCTCGTCGCTCCCCTTGGCGCGGAAGTACTCCTGCAAGCTCGCGGCCTGCTCGGCGTGCCAGGCGATCTGGTGCGCGTGTAGCTCAGGGAGCCGCATCCCGGCCAATTCCGGGTAGACGCGGGCGAGCCGCCACGCCACGCGGGCCGCGGCGAGCGCGTCCGCAGCCGCACCATGCGCGTCCTGCTCAGACAGTTCGATGCGGTAGTGCCGCGCGGTATCGACGAGCTTGCGAGATCCGCGCCGGAACCGGTCGTAATGCTTGTCGATCACCAGCGGGTCGATGACCGCAGCCGTGTCCAGTTCGCCGAGACCGTGGCGGCGCATCTCGCGGTCCAGCAGCGACAGGTCGTAGCTCGCGTTGTAGACCACGACGGGGTGCGTCTTGAGCCACGCCCTTGTCAGTGCGCCCGCGATGGCCCACACAACGTCAGCCGCTGGCTCACCGTGCTGCCTGGCGTGCTCGGTGGTGATGCCATGCACGGCGGTCGCCTCGGCCGGGATGTCGATGCCGGGGTCGGCGAGCCACTCGCGCACGTCTTTCGCGCCGGTGGAGGGGTCGACCGTGACGACGGCTGCCGTCACGATCCGGGCGGTTTCGACGTCCACAGAGGTTGTTTCCAGGTCAAACGCCACGAAGGGGCGTTCGTGCCAGTTCACTGAGCCCCCTCCTCGTCGGCGTTGGCCAGCGCGAAGTCAAGTGCTCGCTGCGGATCGCTGTCCTTGAGGCAGCCGTCCAGGGTGTCGATGACGCGCCCGATCTCGTCCCGGTTGAGGTCCTTCGTCGTGGAGATCTCGCGGCGGGCCAGGGTGCCGACGATCTGGTGTTTCTCGCCGTCGCCGATGTCGAGCTTGGTCAGCACCGTGTGGAGCTTCGTGAGCTGCGCCTGGGTAGCGGGCTTGTAGACGGTGCCCGGCTCGGCTGCGGCCGGCTCGGGGGCCGGTTCCGCGGTGCCGGGCTCGGGGGCAGAAAGCAGCGCCTCGACCATGTCGGCGATCGGGCCCTGGTTGGCGAGGTCTTCGAGCGCGCGGATCAGCTCCGAAGCCTCAGCCTCGGTGAGCTCCTTCGGCGAGGTGATCTCGCGCTTGATCAACTGCGCTGTGATCCGCAGCTGTTTGTTGGCGTCGACCCCCTTGAGGAGCGTGCCGAGCCTCTTCCACTGCTCGGCGGTGATCACGTTCTCGGCGGGTGCGAGCAGGGTTGCGGCTCTTTCGCGACGCGGCTTGGCCAGAGGCGGGTTGTCGGCCTGGCCCATCTCGTCGTCGGTGTAGATGTCGGCGAGGTCTTGCGGGAACGCCATGCGCCACGCGGCGGCCTCGGCGCATTTGGCGATCTGCCCGGCAGGACGCTGCGTCCACATCGCGTTCAGTGAACCGTCGCGCTTGGTTTGCTTGTATTCGTCGAAGTTCGCGACCGCCGTGAACGGCTGCCCGTCGCGGCGGATCGTGACGCGGGCGGCGATCGGCAGACCCCACGCAGCGGACCACACGGGCACCCATGTCCCGTTGTCGCGGCACCATTCGGGGGCGTCCACGGAGATCGTTTCGCCGGTGCGGGCAGCGGCGCGGCGGCCGATGAGCCGGTAGCCGTCGATTCCGGTTTGAATGGTCTGCTTGGTGACCTTGACCCAGTTACCTTGCGCGTCCTTTTCGGACGCCTGGCGGCCGATCATGTAGATCTGGCGGGCGAACGGGTCGAGCCCCGTGCGCTTGACGACGTGGAAGAACACGGCAAGGTCGCCCTGTGAAGCGTTCTCGACGCCGATGTGGGCCAAGGCCTGTGTTTGCGCTTCGGTGAACTGGTGCTGCTCGTCGGCAATGGTGAGGGCCGTCTGCGACGGCGGGGTGTAGGTGACCATCTCGGTCATGGGTCAGAACTCCATCTCGTCGAGGGTGTCGGCGCGGTACCAGGCGGGCGGCTGGATGCGGTGGATTCCGTCGCCGTAGCCGGGCCAGTGGCCGGTTTCCTGGCAGCGGGCGTACAGGTCGATCGCGAACCGGACACGGTCGTGGGCGACGTCGAGGAACTCGGCGGTGAGCTCGACGACGCTCACGAGGTGCGGCGGTTCCTTCTCCACCAGGACGTGAATGAAGCGGGGCGCGATATCCCGGCCGGTGAGCAGCGCCGCGCCGGTCTGGTAGTGCGTGGCTTGCTCCCCGTAGCCGTATTCGGTGGCGTGGCGGGCGAATCGCGCCGGGTTAGCGCTCCTGGCCGTTTTGAGGTCCACGACCACGCCGGGCCGCTCGTGCCAGTAGTCGAGCCGTCCGCGGCAGCGCACGCCGGTGAACGGGTCGTCCCACAGGATGCTGACCTCGGGGGCCGCGTCGGACAGCAGTTGCGCCGCGTCGCGGTGTGCGAGCACGGCGTCGGCCATCGCCGACACTTCGGCGTACTCGTCGGGCTTGAGCACGGTCTTGCCCTCGGCGCGCGCGGCGGCCACGAACGCCTTGGCCGCCTTGGTTGAGGCGGCACCGTTCGTAGCGAGCAACTCGTCGGGGATCACCGCGACCGGGAGGCCGACACCGAGCACGCGGGCGTGCACCGCGTGGCCGACGTCGAACGCCTTGCGCGGCGGGGCCGGGTGGTCGGCGTGCCACCGGTACACCGCAGGCGCCTCCAACATGCGCTTGATGCCCGTGGACGACAGGCCCGGCAATGCGTGGTACGTGGCCTCGTCGACGTCCGGGTAGACGCCGGGTTCGGTGATCTGGAGTTTCTCCGCAACGATCCGGTCGTAGACGTCCTGCTCGGTCGAGATCGTCGCGGTCACCGTCCACCGCCGAGGTTTTTCGCCCGGTACTGGTCCTCGGCGTGTTCCTTCCATGCCTTGCGGAGCGCGTCCTCGTCGCGCCACTTGCGCACTACGAGTTCCGGCTTGGAGCGGGAGCCGTCGAGTACGAACTCCAGCTCGTCGCCGTGGATTTCCTTCAACCCGGCGACGATCTTGCGGACGGCGTCGCTCTGGTCGCCGAGGATCATGTCGATCGTCACGGGCAGGCTGAGCACCCGGTCGAACACCCGGTGGTCGTTGTAGATGAGCCAGCTCTCGCCGAGCTCCTGGAACCGGGCCTTCAGCTCGTCGATCGGCATGGCGGCGCTGTCAGCGAGCAGGTTGTCGAAGTCGGCCAGCAGGTCCTTGCTCACGTCGTTGGAGGTGGCCATCAGTTGCTCGCTTCCTCGCCCATGGCGGGCGGGTTGGTCGTGGTGGTTTCGCCCTGCTCGCGTCGGGCGGTCTTCTCCGCGGCGCGCTCGGCGGCGCGCGGGTCGGCCATGGCGTCCAGCCAGTCGCGTCGGGTGCTCACGGGATCAGCACCTCCACGACGGTCGGCCGGTCGGCGCCCTTCACGGCCTGGCGGGCGCACGGCCGGCACATGACCTCGTGGCCGTCGCGGCCGATGTAAACCTCGGTGTCGCCCTCACGGCCCTCGAGCTGGCAGACCTTGCACGGGCCGTGCGTGTCCCGCAGCACCTCGTAGGCGTGGGCACCGAGCATCCGCATCTCGGCGATGAACAGCTCGGTCTCGGTCGGTTGGGCCAGCGCGGTCTCAGCGGCACGCGGACGGCGGTGCTGCGGACCGCGGGTCCGGTCGATCTGGATGCCGTGCCGCTCCAGCAGCGCGGCCACGCCATACATGCTGCGGTGATCGCGGCTCATGCCTCACCGCCGTGGTTCGACCAGGTGAGACGGCGCTTTCCGTTGCTCCAGCCGTGGTCCTCGAACGCGCAGCGCCAGGCCGGGGACTGGCAGGTGACGCCGGGGTAGAGCACGTCCCCGCAGATCTCCGGCTGCTGCCCGTCGACCGGCGGGACGGCACCCTTGCGGAGCGCGTTGAGGGCGGCCTCGCGGTTGGGGATCTCGTTGACGATGCGGGCCTGGTAGAGCGCGACCTCCATGTCGCGGACCTGCTGCTCGGTGAACTCGGTGTCGCTCATGCCTGGCTCCCCTCGTTGTTGGTGCGGGTGGCGCAGCGGTCACGCAGCCAGGCCAGGTCCCGCCGGCGGGCCTGCCGCTCCAGTTCGGCCGGGTCGTGGTCCACGTGGCCCTGGCCGTGCTTCTCGTCGAGCACGACCCGCGTGCGCTTGGGCTTGGTACGGTTGTGCTTCACCGGGTTCTCCTTTGCTGGTCCGGTGGAGCCCGTTCCGTGCGGCTTGGCGGTTGACACGGAGCGGGCGTTTTTCATGGGGCCCAGCCGCTCGGGATGCGGCTGGGAGATCAGGTCACGCGCTTTCGGGCAGCGCGAGGAGTCGCCGCAGTTCGTCGTCAGGCACGAGGTAGCGGCCGTTGATCTCGACGGCCCGGATCTGACCGGAGTGGATGAGGTCGAGCACGGTTTCGTACTCCAGGCCGAGCTTCTCGGCGACCTCGCGCGGCTTCCACGCGGCGCGATCGGGCTTCTTCGCGGCCTTCTTCAGGGCGGCGACCTCGCGGGTGAGTTTGTCGAGGGCTTCGACGACATCAGCGATGGTCATGCCGCTTCCCCAGATGCCGGCCGCCGCTTCGGTTCCGCCTTGGTCGGCCGCTTCGGACTGGAGGGTGCGCGGGTGTCCCGGCGCGTGTCCTTCGGGCGGTCGCGTGCCTCGTCGGGGCCGCCGTCGGCCGTCGCCAGGATGTCCTCCACGACGGTGCGGAGTTCTTCGTCCGGAGCTTTGAGGACACGCGCGATGTCGTAGACCCGCTGCAGGCGGATCGGGTCGGTGCCCGCAACCGCGTTGCGGAGTGATCCGTACGGGACAGCGGGGACCGCTTCGGCGAGTGCCTTGGAGTCGACGAAGCCCCGCTCGGCCATGCGATGTTTCACTCGCGGGCTGTTCAAGTTGGGCATGTGCGTCAGTCTGCATCACTCTGCAACGGCAAGTCAAGGAATGTGTTGCATGGCGTTGAATGATGATGAACTTGCGGCCTTGCTGTCTGCAAATTTCTGCACTACTCTGCATCGACATGGACATAAAGTCACCGCTCGATCGGGGCAAGCGGGGCAAAACGTGCAGGTCACGGCATGGTCCTGTCTGCGCGGGTCTGCAAGACTCTGCGCTTGTGAGGCTCAGGACTGCTGACTACAGCGAAAAGATGCGCCGCCGACTCGGGGAAGCGGTGCGTATCCAGAGAGAAGCGGACGGCTACAAGTACCGTCGCCCCTTTGCCGAGTTCGCAGGCATCAGCAAGCGCAGCCTCGACGACATCGAGCAAGGCAACCCCGGCGTCGGAGAGATCAACCTTCGCGCCGTCGGCCGCGCACTGTCCACCTGGAACGAAGACACCCCGCGTGTGATCCTCGAAGACGGCCCCATCCCGCCGACTAAGCAGCCCGGGCCGACCGAGCCTGAGCCCATCGGGCCGGTCATGTCGGAGGCGGAGGCCGATCTGGCTGCTCGGCGCATCGAGGTCGCTCACATGTCGGACGAGCAGATCTTCGCTCTGGCGGACCGCATTCACGCGGTGCTGGGTGTCGAGGCTAAGCGGCAGTGGCTCGAAGGTGCTTTCGAAATCCAGCGCAAGGCGCGAATGCGTAGCTCTGAGTGACGGATTGTGCGCGTGTTTTGGTCTAAATGAGTGATACTGGCCAGTAGCTCGTAACCCATTCGGAACGTAGCAGTAAAGACCGATGCAAGGAGTTATTTCGCATCGGAATGGGACATTGTATGAAGATCCATGAGAGTGAATGGGCGCGGATCTCGCTCTGGGTGATCCTCGCTGTGGTGACCTGCGCAAGCGCGTTTGTCACGTGGCTCGCGGCGACGGACAAAGCCGTGCCGGCAGCTGCCATCGGTGCCGCGTCGCTCACCGTCATCTGCTGGCTGTCGGTAATCGGTCTGCGCATCATTATGGTCGTTCGTCGCGAGCACGATCAGCTCAGAAAGGATTTCGAGAAAAGCCAGCTCAGCCGCTATGTTGCGGCCGTCAAGACCACCGAGGACCTCCCGCCGGATTTTCGAGATAGGTGACCACATGGCCAGACGGCGTACTCCAATCGGCACCTACGGTGTCATTCACACGACAAAGATCCGCGAGAAAACAAAGGGCCGATCGGCCATCTGGGAAGCCCGCACACGGTTCCGCCTGCGCAACGGACGCGTCCTGCGCCCGCGGCGCCGCGGACCGAGCGAAAGCGCCGCCGTCGACGAGTTGAAAGCGGCGCTGGTCAAGCTCGCCGACGAGGTGTCCGGAAAGAAGATCAGCCCCGACACGCGCTTCGGGCACGTGGCTGACCTGTGGCTGGCCGAGCTGGAACGCAAGGTCGCCGAGGGCGAGCGCGCTCCGAAGACCTTGTACGACTATCGCGACACGGTCCGCAACCACGTCAAGAAGCAGTTCGGCGAGATGACGTGCCGTGAGGTCCAGGAAGACGTGGGCTTCTGCGACGAGGTGATCAAGGGTGTCAAGGACGGAGTGCGCAAGGCACTGAAGAAGGGCGGCAAGCGCGGTGAGTCCGGCGTGGCGGCGGCCAGGCGGGTGCGCGCTGTGCTGTCGGGGATCTGCGCCTACGCGGTGCGGAACCAGGCGATGACGGCGAACCCGATCAAGTCGGTCGAGGCGATCGCCGCGGCCGCGGAGGCGAAGCCGATCCGCGCGCTGGAGCCGGGGGAGCGTGGCGACTTCCTCGCCAAGCTTGCCGCGGCGGTGAAGGCGCGGGCCGAGGACCCGAAGCGCCGGCTCGGCGTGCGCGCTCAGGGATGGCTGGATTTGCCGGACCTCGCGCTCGCCGGGCTCGCCACCGGCGGCCGGATCGGTGAGGTGCTCGCCCTGGCCGCCGATGACGTGGATCCGCGGGAGCGGAAGGTCGCGTTGTCGCATCACCTGATCCGTGTGGAGGGTGTCGGGATCGTGCGGCAGCCGCTGCGCAAGGGCAACCGCGCGGTCCTGGTGGTCCGGGTGCCGAGCTGGAGCGTGGAGATGTTCCGCCGGCGGAAGCTGGAGTCGGGCGGCGGCACGCTGTTCCGGACGTGGAATGGGGAGCTGGAGGACCCGGGCAACGTGATGAAGCGGCTTCGGAAGGTGTGCGACGAGATCGGCTACGGCTGGGTCACCTCGCACGTGTTCCGGAAGACGACGGCGTCGCATCTCGGCGACAGCGACATCTCGAGCGAGGCGATCGCCGATCAGCTCGGCAACACGCGCGATGTCGTCGAGGGGCATTACCGGCGTCCGCAGATCGCGAACGAGAAGACGGCCGGTGCGCTGGAGAGCATGTTCGATGTGCCGGCCGAGGGGGCCGAAGAGGGTGAGGAGGGCGAGGAGACCGGCTAGTCGGACTGTGGTCCATTAATGGACCACATTGGAACCCGATTCAACTCGATAAGACCCGACGATTTTAGGGAGTTCCCCCAGGTGAAAACGCTAGAGTCGAATAAAGTCGACGGTAATCATCTAATCTCTAGGTCGCAGGTTCGAGTCCTGCCGAGGGCACACCGGTTGACCTGGCGGAACTGGCCGCCTGAAGCGGCCGATCCGGGTTGCGGGACATCACTTGGGACGCGAAACCAAGCTACCCTCGCCGCACGGCGGCATACGAGAAGGCACGGAAGCGTCCGCGTGGCTCGATCGACGTGCGGCCGAGCGGTGCGCTGCGCGTACGGGTGTTCGCTGGGTACGACTCGATCACCGGCAAGCGCAACTATCTCGTTGAACACGTTCCGCCTGGGCCAGACGCGGAGCGCGAGGCCGAAGCGGCCCTCGTCCGGCTGCTCAACGAGGTCAACGAGCGTCGCAACCCTAGCCCAGGGCTTTCACGGTAATTCGATGTGTGGGTGTGTCGGATAGGGAGAAAGGTGCTCTGACCTGGGAGAATCCGGTTTGCTGAGGACCGATTTTTCCGAGATCTGGAGCACCTTTCTGGTGAGTGAGTCTACGGGGTTCTATCCCATGCCTGTTGTTGACGCGGCCGGAAACGGGGTGGTTTCTCACGCGGGTGCGGTGCTGCTGGCTGATACCGCGCGGGCGCTGGGGCTGGACCGGGAGCTCTCGGCGGCGTTGGGGCCGTGG